GCACTACCCGGTCTTCTTCCTTGTTGATTAAAGAACCTTAATCCTTCATTAACAATTTTTAAGTATTTTAGTAAACCACCAGCAAATCCACCTGATGAATTAATACGACTCTCTTTACTACGAATGTTTGACATACATAATCCAATACCCGCAGCGTCAGATGAATAAGTTGAAATATCATTGAATGTTTGTAATAAACCTTCTCTTGAATCCCCGTTATTGTATTTCAACACACAAGACGCTAATTGAGGTGTCTTAGTTCCCGCATTAATCATAATTGGTGTTGCAGGAGAAATAAGTTGATTTGACAATGATTGGTAATACTCAACCGCTTGTTCAAATGATTTAGTAACCCATAGAGCAACTCTCATATACATATGTTGAGGTCTTTCAATCACTTTACCCTCAGGATTTTTTAACAAATACATTTCTTGTAACGATTTCCACGCGAAATAATCAAAATTGTAATCATTCTCGTGATTTATTACAGAATCAATATTTTCAGGACCATAAAGTTCAATAGTTTCCATTAACTTATCATTAATGATACCATCAACGTGTAAGGTGTGCATTGTGTTACAAAAACTTTCGTCAGTTTCTTTATGATATGCTGAAATAGCAACAGATGACGCTAGTCTTGAATAGTCGTGATGACTACCTGTATAAGACGCAGCAATTTCGTATACTAATTTATCTAACTCTTTAGTTGTAATAAACCCTTCAGTTGGTACTGAAGTAATTACTTTAATAAAAATCTCGTCTGAATTAACATTTAACCCTTTGGCAGCTCGTTTAACTCTATTGTAAATTTTTTGAGGGTTAAATGAAACTTCATCTCCCCCTCTTTTTTTAATCTTTAATGACATCATATGTTTTTAATTAGAACTCATCCGTGAATGTTAACGACTCACCTAATTTAGCTTTTTGGTACTCCATAGTTCTTGATTCAAAAAAGTTACCTTTTGTTTCAACAGCAATTTGTTCCATAAATTTAAATGGTTGGTCAACATTAAAATGTTTTTTACAACCAAATTTAACCAATAACCCATCAGTTACAAATTCCAAATATTGTTTCATCAAATTTGAATTCATACCGATTAAAGATACAGGTAAAGACTCTGTAATGAACTCTTTTTCAATCTCTAATGCAGATAATAATATTTCTTTAATTCTTTTCTCACTTGGTTTGTTTTCAACATGATTATTAATCAAATGAATAGCAAAATCACAATGTAAGTTCTCATCTTTAAAGATTAATGAGTTAGCATTACATAATCCTTGCATAATTCCTCTTGATTTCATCCAAAAGATTGAACAGAATGAACCTGAGAAGAATATACCTTCAACTGCTGCGAATGCAACTAATCTTTCTTGGAAGGAAGCGTTTTCAATCCAATCAAGAGCCCATTTCGCTTTCTTTTGAACAGCCGGTAATCGGTCAATGGCGTGGAAACATTCGTCTTTTTCTTTATCATCAGACACATAGGTATCAATTAATAATGAATACATTAACGAATGGATGTTCTCCATCATAATTTGGAATCCGTAAAAGAACTTCGCTTCAGCGTACTGAACCTCTTTTAAGAAATTCTCGGCTAAGTTCTCATTTACAATACCATCAGACGCAGCAAAAAACGCCAATATATTTTTAAGGAAGTATCTCTCATTATCAGATAGGTTTTCCCAATCTCTAATATCGTTAGATAAATCCACTTCTTCCGCGGTCCAAAACGCCGCTTGATGTTGTTTATAAAATTCCCATATATCATTATGTTCGATAGGGAATATGACAAATCTGTCATTATTTGGTTCTAAAATTTTTTCCTTCATGTTTTAAATTAAATTTGTTGTTGACTCTGTTCTCTTTGTTTTCTTTTTTCTAATAGTTCTTTAACCCTATCTCTTTTTCTATCTTCTTGTTGTTCCTCGAATCCTAAGAATGTTACTGAACTTTCAGTATCAATCTCAAGTAATTCATTATTGAATTTACAATTCTCAAAAACAACCCCATCCTGGCCTAAACGACTTTTAGTAATCGCAATAGTTGCAAGACCCATTTCTTTTTGTTGTAATGTTTTAGCCACGGAAATAATTACGTGACCAACTTGTGCCTTTTTAATTGACCCACCCATCTGGTCTGTAGTTACAACTTCTGATGAAATTGAAGCTCTGTTACCTTGTGTTGCCGTCCAACCAACTAAATCAAGTTCATGACACATCGCCTCAAACCCTCTCATTACAGACCCTTCAGCTTTCCATTCATCTTTACTACTTGATTCCGGTAATACACAATCAATATAGTCTAATAAAACCATATCAAGTTTAACACCATCCGCAATCATCTTTCTAACCTGATTCTTAATTTGACTCATAGTCATCGTGTCCGATGCTAACTTTTTCAAAACCAATCGATTTTGCATTGTCTCTTTAATCTCAGTAATTTTACTCATTACCTCTTCTTTATTTTGAACCAAATTATCCGGTTCAATACCAGTCCACATTGTGAAGTGTTTTCTTTGAATAATCTTTGGATTATCCTCAAAAAATATTTGAAGAACATTGTACCCAAGATTAAACGCGGTATTTGAAATTTTAGATAAGATAGTTGTTTTACCAACACCGGTTGGTGCTAATATTACTCCAATTTCACCTTTAGCTAATCCACCTTTAAGTAATTTATCAATCCCCTTAATTCCCATTGGAATTGGGTGACGATAGTCCTCATCAAGTACGGTGTCTAAATTAGCGAAGATATCCGTTTGACCTTTATCTATCTCCCCAACCTGTAACGCCTCTCTTACAAGTCCTTCTACCTTATCGTAAGATTCGAAATCCCCTTGAGTAATAATCTTTTGAGCTTTGTCCATCGCCTTTTGAAGTTCTTGTTGTTTACAGAACTTCAAGGCCTTCTCCTGAACGAAAGTGGTTCCTTCAAATGGAGCCTCTTTAACTTGAGTTAATGTGTCCAAAACAATCTTGGCAACCATCTCTTGGGAGATTTCAGACTTAACTATCTGCTCAAGAGTATCGAAATTAGGAGTAGATTCATATTTCTTGTGATACTCCTTTGTCATCTGTAAAATGATTTTAAAGTACTTGTTGTCGAAATAGATTGGCTCAATAACATCCATAATTGAAGATGAAAAGTCCTTATCTAATATAATCTGATTCAGTAATTGTAATTGAAATGTGTTCCCTAAATAATCGAAATTTTTGTTCATAAATTGTTTTAAAAGTTACCCTTGTATTATTAAATACTTACTTACTTAAGTCAAGTTCCAAATAATTGTAACTTAATTTTTTATCTGAAAAAATGTCAGTCAATCCTCGAAGAGTTTCCTTCAGGAAAGGTCTTACATCGACAGTATAACGAACTTTTGGTGGATAAAATTTTCCATCAAAAATTCTATGACAAATTGTCTGTTCCCCTAATTTGATAATAATGTTAAACATTTCAGGTCCATCAGTGAACGATGTGTCCATAATACTTGGGTCGTGAATGATAGAATCTTTATTGTCCATCATGTAGACTAAAGTCTTCATTTTCAAGTATTCTTGAAGTTCTTCTTTGAATTCTGCAAGGAATTCATATAGCTCAACCGAACTTTTTGCTTTTGGGTTAAACCCTCTTACGTTAAAGAATCTTTGGACTACGATGTTATCGTTTAATGTCAATAAAAATTCCATCTTAGTGCTTTCTTGCTCTCTCATAAATTTAATTTTTGTTTGTGTTTCGTTTTTCTTTTCTTGTTAATTTCATGAATGGTCTTAGGAAGTTTACCCAAGCTTCATCGTTTTTTGGAAGATATTTGAAGAGTCCGTCCTCCATCATCATCCTCATTAAGTTTTTGTATCCCCTATCTGTCGGGTCAATAGTGTCTGTGATAATTTGGTCAACTAATTCTTTTCCATCGTCAGTTATTAAGGGGTTAGATAAATCAACTATTTTTTTGTTTGTGTCGTAAAACTCTTCACCAAGTATACCATTTTTTGTTTTACCAGTCAAAATATTTTCCAATACTTTTGATTTCTTTTCCTGCACGATAATTCCGGCATTAACCCTTATTTCGTTGATAGTGCATGGTTTAACCAACATATCAGGGAATAATTTAACTAAAGTTTTTTCCCCTAAACCTTCAATTCCACTAATGTTATCTGAACTATCTCCGGTAAGAATCTTACAAAGTAATACATTATAGTGAGGTATCTGAATTTTATTAATTGTAATCATATCACCCTGTTTAAAGTATTGTTTTGCGTTTGGAGAGTAAATGGTTACCTTATCTGAAATAAGCTGTGTAAGGTCTTTATCTGATGAAAAAATGGTAATCTCTTCATTAGTTGCTTTCAGACAATAATAAGCAATCAAGTCATCCGCCTCATTATAAACCATCTCAACTTGTCTAACAAAGACTTCCTCAAGATATTCTTTAATACGAGCGTTTTGTTGTAGATATGATTCGTACTTAAACTCATTCATATCTTGTTTTCTATTTCCTTTATATTGTGGATAAAGTTCTTTCCGAGTGGATGAACTATGTTCGGCATCCCAGAACACAACTACCTTATCGTAGTTATGTTCCTCAAGGAATTTCCGAATTGTATTTATAAAGTGGTAAATAGCACCTAAGTGACTTCCGTCACTATAGAGGTCTTTTACTCCGTGGAATCCAATCTTCATTAAGTTGGACCCATCTACTAATAATGTTTTAATCACATTGGTGATTTAGAGGTGAATAATATTTTAAAATTCTCTTTCTTCTTTTTCTTCTTTTAGGTCGAAGTCACCATCAGTTCCGATGATATCCTTCCAATATTCTGCGTATTCTTTTTTATATTTTTCAATATTAGTTTTTTCTTCCGCACTATCTTTACCCGCAATGAATCCGTGTGGTGTTACAATAATTTTTCCATCATCATAACCTAATCCGTTGATGTGATTCTTCATTACCGAAACTTTTGTTCTTGAAGCAAACTTAATAGTTCGTTTATCTTTAGTTGCAGTAATCTTAGTTGTTCCAGCACCTTTTTGGTTTCCAAATAAATAAACCAATGATGAGTTTAACCAAATCGCCTCTCCACCTTTAGCTTTAATCTTCGGTTGTCCAAAAGGATTATCCGGTAATTCAACCCATGGTTGATTAACAATAATCAAAGTGTTTTCGTATTTTGAATCAGACTTACGAGAACCCGAAATTCTTTGGTTAATACCCATTCCAATCTTATCCGCTAATGCAGATGCATTGTGTTGTTTACCACCTTTACCTTCATAAGTCATTTTACAAGGTACAGAACCTACTGAATCCCACATAAAACATAAACTATAATCTAAGTTTCCTTTTTCTTGTTCGTCTAATAAATTATTAATGTAATCAGTAATTTGTTCGATATAATTAAAGTTATTATTAAAGATGTAAAATCCATCCCAATCTAATTCACCCGTTTCTTCATCAACAACTTCCTGACAATCAAACCCCATTAACTTAGCATGTTCAAATGACCATTTTTGTTCGGTAATAATAAAGACAGGTAAAATACCTTTCTTTTGTGCATCAACGGCAGTTTTTACAAGTGCTGTTGTTTTACCTGTATCGGAGTGACCCAAGAACATATTAAGGTGTCCAATAGCCGGTCCCGGTAATCCAACCGCATCCAAGAAATCAGGACCTAAGTCAAAAAATCTTTGTGGTTTGTATTTTGCCGATACCGAGAATTTATCTTTAATTGATTTGAAATCGTTTTTCTTAATTGCCATATAATAATATTATAAAAACTTGGACAAAGTGTCTAACTAAATGTCCAAGTTTGATTGTTTTATTTTAGAAAGGTAAATCCTCGTCTGGAAAGTCGTTTGCTTGAGGGTCAACCGGTGCTGAACTTTGAGATTTTCCACCACCAAATGATTCTGTATTTACTGAATCACTTTCGTAAGCATATCCACCTTTTTCTGAATCCCATCTTGGTGTTTCTCCACGAGCAATCGCCTCAAGATATTCAACAGGTTTTTTAGAATAAACATCTAACCAAGTTAATTCGTCAGTAATCCAAGCGTTTGCTTGAGCCGGGTCAGTATGTACCGGACCTTGGTCTTCGTACATAATTGTAGATACTGCAGTATATTCTTTACCATTTGGAGCCTTTGTTTTATTTAATTCAATGATTAAATCTCTACCGATATTAGCATCAGTAATATCTCCTTTGTTTCTCCAAATTGGAATGATTTTATCTAAGATACCATCATTTTTGTAGTTGTGTTTAAATCTCCAAAATTTTGGTCCGTCTTCTTCCTTATCTCTATCTATAACTTTTACGATATAGAATTTACGAGAACGATACTGAGCAGCCAATTGTTTGTCTGATTCTTTTCCGGTTGAGATTAACTCTTCATAAACCTCATTTAAAGGTGAACGTTCGTTATCGTTTTTTCCCGGGTCATAAAATTTTTGCCATTGTCCTCCTACTTGTATCTCATGATACCAAGCTTCTTTAAATGGTGATGAACCATCGCTTGTAGGTAAGATTCTAACTCTTCTTTGTCCAGATTGCTCCTTATCACTTAAGATAAGTGCAAAATATTTTTTCATTCTTTCGTCTTGCGACATTTTCCCTTGGGCCCCTCCCCCTGATTGTTTTGAATTTTCGTACTGTGCCAATACGGCGTCTAATGAACTCATGTGTTATAAAATTAAATTGTTAAATTGTCCTTTAAATATAGGTGATAAAACTTGTGAAGTCAAATAAAAAAAGGTGTCCGTTGAGACACCTTTGAATTTTTTATTATCGTTTGAATGATGTTTTGTATTCATCTTCTTGAGAACCAGGTTGGAATGAATTTTTAATATCATTCACATTAATATCTTCAACTTCGTCTGAGGTTAAAACATAATCATTTTTTCCTGTTTTCTCCATCTCTTCTTGTTTGTCATCGAAGAATTGTGAAAGTTTTTGGTTAAATGGGTATGAATCATAACTTCTCAACTCTAATTTTTCTTGAGGGGTTTTTTCACGATATTTCTCAATCTTATTTTCAAGTGAGTTTAATTTGTTCATAACATTATCCATCTCACCCAATTTAGCTTCTAAATTAGAAAGTTGGTTAAACAAGTTTTCAAAATACTCTTCTTGTTTTGTTTCAATATTTTTTTGAGAATTAACCAAATCAGTTATTTCAAGTTCTTCAGATTCTTCACCTTCAGTTCCTGTTTCTTCTGATTGTCCCTCATCGTCAATTTTTTCAACGTCAGGGTCATTCTCAACATCAATTGGTTGTGGTGCTCCTTCTCCCGGTGCCGGTGGTGGTACTGCCTCAGAAGGTGCAGGTGCCGGTGGAGTCTCTCCTCCTGCCGCTGGCGGTGGTGTTAAAGCTTCTAACCCTGCTGTTGGGTCTTCGGGTAAATCAGCCTCTTGTTCCATAATATACTTGTTGATATTATGATATCTTGCGATTTCTTGTATTAATTTCTTGTCTAAACCCATTTCGATTATCCGTTTAATAATTGTTTAATTCCTCCTGCCGTCTCAACTCTAACTTTTCTATTAATAGTTGTTTGGTGTCCGGCTCTTTCAATAAGACCATCTCTTTCTCTGATTGTATAACAATCCCCTGTGTCTAAATCACAAACTTGTTGTGTTCCGTCACCGTTATCTGTTTGAGAAACTCTAGTCGATTTCCCAAGATAGTTGTCTAATGCTGATTTTATGTTCATAAAATTGTTTTTATTATAAATATATCGTTATGTTATAAAGTGAATGGAGGACTAGTAACCAATTCTTTTATTGCATCACCACCGAACCCTTTTGGATAATATTCCATAACTAATGTAAACACCCCTAAACCATTAACAGTACAAACTTTTGTACCATTTGTACTCTCTCCAGCGATACAACTTGAAGGAACCGGAAATGAATCTCCGGGTTTAAAGAATTGAGAAGAACCAACCCATTGGAAATTAAATGGTCGATTACCAGTATCAAACTTGAATGAGATGTAACCACCCGCGGGTTTTTTAATGTTAATATAATTAAACGCGTTTCCTTGTATATTAGGACTCTCACCAAGAGATATTATTGATAATTGTGATGTAGTTGCCGGTTGTGAATTAGGAGTAAGAGTAGATGGTTTAAAATAAAAATTAACACATCTAAGAGCTTTATTAGGGTATTTAACTTTATCAACGGCACTTGAGGTCACACAAAATTCAATTGTAACAACTTGTTTATTTCTAATTGGATTTTGGGCAAATTGACTAATAGGTGTATTAATTAACATATCAGCAATTTGGCTATATGTAATTGTAAAAATATTATTATTCACATAATTTGTAATATCTGTTTTTACCGTTCTATTTAAAGTTGTTTTGACTTTATTATTTTCTAATGTCTCATCAAATATTGAAATAGTCATTTCAACTTTAGTGTCAAGTACCCAAGCCCCAACTTGTGGGTTAACCGAAATTGTTACTTTCTCAGTAACTTTACCACTTACTAAATCTTGACTTGTCGATATTAGTGGTTCCGGCCCATATAATTGTTGATTAGAATTTGGTGCGTCTGCTTTAGGAGCATTTACAATTTGATTCTGTGGGTTTTGATATCCTCCCGGTGATGCCGCGGCAGATGCTGGTAATGCGGGGTCATAAGTATATTGGTCAATTGTTGTAAATGTACCAAAATCAGTAGTGACAACAATAAACCCTTTCTTAACCACATTATTAGGTAAGAATTTAGGTGTAATAACTCTCATCGTTGAATCATTAAACACCGTTATACCTGTCATTCCAACCTCAACTCCGTTAACTTTAACCGATTTAACACCATTAAAGTTTCTACCATTAAGTTGTACAATCGTCCCCGTATTACCTGATAATGGTGAGAATGATGATATAACCGGTGGTGGACAAGATTGACCAGGTAATGGTGGAATCGGTGAAGGTGTTGGTGTAACACCCGGACTACTACCTTTATTATCGGTTTCATTTATCTGATTTAATAAATCCGCAACAATTTCTTTAGTTGCAACCTCAACCCCTTTAGACAATGCAGACGTTAAAGCCTTTTCCATTGTCCTTTTTAAAGTTTTATACTCATCGATATTTTTATCGTAATCACTTGGTGAAACATTCTTTTGAGGGTAGAAACAAACATAATATTTTACCAAACCAATATCTAAAACTCTGTCAATATTATTAATCAACCTATCTCTCATAAAAGTAATATATGTATCGAGTGTTGAAAAACTTGCCAACGGTAATGAAATATTAGTCGATGGATTTGTTTGAACATTAACACAAGAATAAGGTTTTAAAAATAATGTTGATGTTGCTCCGTAGTTAATATCTAATGAAACTGATGCCCAATTATTATTCCACCCATTAAATTTACCCGCGTTACTATTACTAATTTTTTCAAATGAACGAGCATAAGAGATACAATAAATAATAGTTTGAAGTACCGGTAGATTTGGTATTAACCTCTTAAGAGCCGACGCAAATTCTGCCTCAGTAATACTAGTTTTGGTCGCGTCAACCACATTATATCCCGCGTTAAGATATACTGGAAGAACTTTACTACTACAAGTATTTGAAGCTGCTTTAGTTGAATTAGCGTTTTGTTGAATATTTTTACTTTTATTTGAATCAGTTGATGCCGATAATACATTAATAACATCTTTCTTAATTTTAAGAATTGATTCTAATTTAGTTAATAAGTTCTGATTAACACTTTGAATGAAGTTATCTATCGCGGGTAAATCATATACTCCTTGTCTAATCCCTTGAAATGATGTTTGAAATTGACCCGGTTGAATACTATGTTCAACTTGTTGTATCATATATGGTCCATTAAACATTGGGACGTGTCTTAAATTAAAATACATGGTTGGTTGTAATAACGCATTTCCTAAACAAACAACATTACATTTATAACTTCTCTGTTTGTATAGATTATATAAACTTGCATTTTGAGTTGTAACATTTTTTCCTGATGATTGGTCAATCATATTAATTTGAGCATTTATCGATTCTGATGTTGCGGTCCCATTATCTTGGGAAACACTAAATGAATAGAATATACTCTGATTACGAGTTCCAATATCAACATTAAATCCAACACATTTGTTAGATAAAGCCCAATCTTTTTTACCCTGTTGATTTTCAATTAATGGATTTTCAGACGCTCTTCTCATTTCAAAACCATCATCTCTAAATCTAAAATTACCTTTTGGTAAATCTAAATATTGAGATGGTTTACCTACATAAAAACAAACCATTTTTGAACTCGATTTTCTATAGTCGACATCCAAGAATGTTCCCCACATACTATTAGCAAATCCTAATGAACCCTCTGATTTATTTGGAATAACTGTTCCATCAACATCTTGAACATTATAAAAATTAATATAAGCAGGTAAATTCATTACTGTGAAATTATTACTAATTAATAATCCACTAATGAAGGTGTAAACACTCATAGCTTGGTTTAACGAATAATCACCATCTTTACCACCAACTCCAAACATCCCTTGTATATCAAAGATGTTTAATATGATAGTATCACCAATATTTCTTGATGCCCTATCTAAAAATAACATATCCTCAAATAATGTTTTTGTTTTAAAGTCACCACCCGCAATCCACTTATCATTAAGAGCTTTGAATACTTCGTAATTTTCAACTTTACTTTGTTCCCCATCAATAGCACTCCTATTTACCCTTTCAGGTAATTGTTGTTGGTTTGGTAAATCTCTTCTAACCCCATCTAAAACTAAATTTAAGAAATTGTCTTGTAATACACTTTCATTGTTCAAGTACTGATTAATTTGATTTTGAAATTGAGCAACCGTAATTGTTGGGTTTTTTAATTTTTGAGTTGCGTACATCTTAATTATTGGTGCCAATAAAACAACATTATCCGTTGTAAATTCAATATTATTATTCACAAAGAAATCCGTTATGTATGAACCGGTACTACTATATTCAACATTTCTTATCGTTGAAAATCCAACTTCAGTTTCGAGTGCTATCCACGCGTTAGGATTTAACCCTTTTGATTGAGAAACCGTTAACGTACCTCCATTTGTTGGAAGAGTATTTTGAATGTAAGGTCTAAATTTAACAGGGTCAACAACTTTTTGAGTGTTATTATGAGATAAATAAGAATTAAAAAGTCTTCTTTTATAATCAGATGGATTACCATATCTAAATAAAACATCATAATTCATAAAATCTTTAATACCACCTTGGAATGTATTATATTGATTAGTAATTGTATTATTAAAATATTCGTCTTCCGTCGCACTTGCAGATTTTGCAGGAACTGACATTAACCCTCTAAATAATGATTGAAAATTTTTAAAATTATTATTATCATCAACGGTTGAGGTATAAAAAGAAGTTGTTTCTTTTATTGTTGAAATATCAGTAATTGGTTTACAGAAATTTAAAAACTCTTGTTCAAATGAGTCTAAAATTTTCTTCTCAAATACTGAAAGGATTTCTTCAATTTTAGTATACTTATCCTCATTTAATAATGACATAGGAGATTGTTCCTCACCATTATTAATAAAGTTTAAATATGAGTCAGGCTGAGGGTATTTAATCTGATTGTTATCAAAATAACCATAATTTGGTGCAGACCATAGAGTTCTAACCGAACCATTGTATATATTCGGATTAAATGTAAAATCAACTACAGCGTTATTAGTTGTTGTTAAATTTTCAACACAAGCAATTTGAGTTTGGTTATAAAAAGTACCAAAAGAAGGTACAACAAAATATTCAACACCTTTAGTATTATTAGTAGGGTCACAATCTATTCCGGTACCAAAATCTTTATTTTCTAACAACACTGAATATGTAAATAAATTTAACGTTTTACTATTTCGAGACGCAGTAATATTTGAGTTTTCAAAATTATAAATTTTCATTCCATTATTAACACTACTTTGAATCTCGTCATTAGTATAATTGTCATATAACTCAAACCCCTTGTAAAACACGTTAAAGTCATTTACAACTTTAGGATAAAAACCAATTTGCATTTTAACATCAGTTGAATTCTCCTGTTGTAATGTAATAGTTGTTGGTACGTTATTTATTTTAAAATCATATGTTTGAGTAACCGAACTTAAAATAGGACTATAATTGGTAGTATAATCAAAATTCTTCCAAGCACTATCCAAAATATCTGTATTCGATTCTTTATATTTTTTATAACGATGCCAAACAGAACCATATTTTAAAATCCAAGCGTATGGTAATTTGTGAATAGCACCAAACTTATTAAAACATGACGCGATATAATCTAAGTCAGTTGTAATATCATTTGACAATGATTTATATCTTTCTCTTAGTGATGCTAATGGTAACGAATTCAAAAACAAATAAGCCGATTGAACAAACGGATATGGGTCACTTGTTCTAATATTTTGTACACCATTTTGAATTGAATTAACAAAATAAGGTGTGTTCAATATTGAAGTTGTAGTTCTAAATGGTAAAGCATTTGTTGGGGTTATGTAATCACAATACCCTTCAGTCGCCACAAAAGTTTTTGGTGTTCGAAACTCATAAAAACCATTTAATCCCAATAATGCAAACACAGTAGGATTTTGATTTTGATAAAAAGAAAAATTTGTTACAGGTCTATTCGTAGTAAAATCATATACGTCTGTGAAATTTGCAATAACTTTTCTTGGTTCAAAAACTTTTAAAGTTTGTTTTGTATTAAAAACTTCATTTCCAACCGATTTATTACTTGAACTTAAATTGTTTAGACACCAAGTAGGGTCCGTATAAGGTAACGTATCAATAATCAATGGCTCGTTAGATGCATTCGATAATAAAGATTGTAACGCGTCTGATTTAGTACTTGATTGTGGTAGTTTACCAATATCATTAGTATTTAAAATACTGTAAGAATTTTCTGTTAAATTTTTAATATATGGAGTAACAAAAAAATCTCTAATATAATCTTGATAAGCCCTACCGGTTCCTGAATTTGAAATAGTTTTTAAAAACTCCGGATAATTTGAGGCCTTTAAATCGTAATTTTTTAATTTTAAACTTAAATATGGAGAACTCACACCAATCCCTTTAACAATATTATTAACCTCAGCCTCAGAATTTAATTTAATTAATGAATCAATTTGATTTTGATTAGCTCTAATTAAATTTGAATAATGTGATGTTAAAAATTGTCTTTCCCATATTTCATAAAAGAATTTAACTTCTTCTTTGTTAACATAAGGTAATCCTTCTGATGGAAACTCAATTGCATTAATATTAATCCTATTCGTATCTCTTTGATTATCTAATGGTGGTGGTGCTGACGGCTGGCTAAATTTTTGAGTTAAACCAATCATATATTCTTCCACAAATTCAACCTCAGGCCATTTGTCATATAAATAACCTTGGGTTAAGTCAACAACTGATGGGTCCGCAATATATTTTAATTGGAATCTTCCTTTAGTGTCTTCAGGTGTTTCAACAAAAAATAACGGCCATGGATAGACAGGTATCTCAGAATTACTTAAACCTTGATTTGATTGTTGTGCCTCTGTTGTAATAACCACTTTTTGTACTGTCTCCGAACTTGGCGCTGACGAAGGATTATCTAATATTGCTTGTTTTCTAACCGGGTCATATTTTACGTTCCATGCGTTTGTATGAACGTCATCCATTAAACGAATAAACGCTTCAGCCGAAGCCATTACAACTGCAATCATATTTCTAACCGTTGGTTTGAATCCAATACCTGTGTCAGTATCTTCAATTTTTCTTAACAATTCAGCTGAAATTGACGCCTCATATTCTGACAATTTTTTATTTGCCTGTGCCTCTATTAATGATATTTGATTGTCAAATCTCCCATTACCTTCAAATATAAAAAATTTTGTATTAACTATATCAACCGAGGTCTTACCATTGGTTTCAGTTTTTGCCGCCGCAGGTGTTTTTGTACGATAAATCAATTCTTTAACTTTTTGTTCATCCTCAATGGTTGGTAATACTTTACCTGTTTGTAACCTAACTGTTTCGTTCCAATTAATAGTCTCATCCGTTGGTGGGGCTATTTCAATCGTTTTTAATAATATTGGATTAGCAATTGGAGATTCTCCATTTTTACCTAAAGTGGCATTTTCAGACAAAGCATTATTAAATTTTGTTATATAAGATTCCAATAATGTCATCGCATAGTCCTTATCTTCTCGACTCAGTTCCTTAAAGAAATATATTTTTTGATTCCCATTAGTCACAATAGGTTTTGGATTTAAATATTTATTGAACCATGAGATATTTGAACCTCTAACAGCATCAAAGTATTGTTTTAGAACTTCTTTATAACTTCTAATATTAGTAAGAGGGGCAACTTTTGCTGGAGGGAAAGATGCCATTATATTATTCTCAAACGTTTGTAATTTAGTCATTAACTGAAATAAAGTTAATTCCGGTAAATCAGGTGGAATTAATCCTTTGGATTTATATTCACTATAAACCTCAACAATTTTTTGATAACCTTTTTCAGAAACAATTTGAGTAACAACCTCATCTTGACTTAAGGCATTATTTTGAGAAGCCTTACCCTCAACTTTAGATTGAGATTCAGCTTGTTTGTTAGATTCTTGAGTACCTCCAGGAGTTGTAGATATGTCAAATCTTTGACCATACATATGTGGTACCGCAAGTAAATGTCCCATAGATATTTCATTTAGAACATTAAACTTATAACCTTTAAACTTTAAACTAACTTGGTAATTTCCACTAAACGAATTAAATCGAGCATTAAAAGTTTCTAAATTTAACTGATATCTAATGGCCTGACCATAATATCCTTTAAGTGTTAAATAAAATTGTGGATATGGTAAATTAAAAAACGCAGCGTATGGTGAATTATTACCCAATTGAAATAACGCTTTCCCTTGAACGTCTTCCAATTCCATTGTAACTGAAGGAACAAATGATGAATTAGTGGTAACATTAATCTGTGTAATACCTAATAAACCATTATCGAAAACTTCTTTTAAATTTGCGGGAGAACTAGTAAAATAAGGGGCATCACCATTTTTTGGGTCATTAACCTTTTCCATCATTTGATTAGCTCCTTTAAATTGGGTTGAATTTTCACCTGTTAACTCATCGTAGTAACCCACTCCTAAAAACGAATCTTTAGTTGGTTTCAACATATTCATTTTGGCAACAGAAATAGTTCTAATTCTATCTTCAGGACTACCCCCTACGGCTAATTTAGTTCTTGGGAGAACTTCCGCTTCCAAATTTGCATACATAACCAAACTCTCATGGTCAACCAATCTTTCTTGAATTTTACCCTGAGAGTCAATTGTTTTATTTGGGTCAACTACAATAATATTGTTGTAATCAAACTCAACTAAAATATTTCCGCTGTTGTCTGCTTGTAAGTTACCTGCCATAATAATAAAAATGATTTTCTAACGCTGCCTTATAATCCTGTAAAGATGGTAGTAAAGGAAATGGAATTATCAAGATAGCCCCGTCATATATATAATTTTCCAACCCACCAAATTGAGGATTAGCTTGTAAAATTAACCAACTAAAATATGGTGAATTATAATACTCTTGTGAAACTTTATCCAATCTACTTTTAGCAACTTTATAGATATAAGCTTTGTCAGTAGTTTTTTGAGGTAGTTGCACATACGGAACTACGGTTTGTTCACCGTTAATTAAAAATTCACTGTATCTATTCCAATATTGAAAAGCCATTAATTAAGTTTTACTTTTGAAATATATGCCGCTGAATTAACTCCATCTTCACTATTCCATTTGTTTATGTCAGTATTTCTATTTGTTGTATCACCCAATGATGAAATCATAGTTTGTTGAGATTTCTTTTTATTATCAGGAGCATTACTTAATGTTGTATAAGTGAACTCTCGGGTTTTTTTATCAAAAGGAGTATATATCATGAAATTTTTTAGTGGTGTTTTTTCAATATTATCAATGAATGATTTTGTAATATTTGTTTCATTCAAAAATAATGGTTTTGTTTTAACCAACCAATAATCATCAAATTTTTTCTCAATATCGTCAAACCCGGTTCCAATAATACTAGCATTACCAATTATATTACCAATCATCGCAGTTTTAAATGTTTCATATTTTTTTGAATCAAGAATATCATCTGAAATAATCATATAAACTCGTTTGAAAATATCATTTTGGAAGTCATTATTTTTACTAAAAGGATTAAACACTTTTTCAACTGTAGGTGCATCGATACCCGTTTTACCTTTAGTGTCAGTTCCATAAACTAAAATACCTGTATATTTTTGTCCCTCATACGTGAAATCATAAGGACTCGAAATAATTTTATTAAATTCAGTAATACCGGTTTTAATTGTATCGATATCATTAACTAATTCAATTAATGTGTTCGCAACATCATTTGATGTAATATTAACATTTGTTGTACCACTTGTGTTATAAACCTTAACAGGTCCTGATTTCGCTTGATATCCATCAGTACCCATATCAGTCATCCCTTGAAAAATAATAGTATTAGCTCTACCTAATGTTTGAATATAAGTTTGTTCAATATTCGTAACATCTTGAGTTATTTTACTAATCGCATTTTGAAATGAACCTCTTTTGTTTTTAACTAAATTTATATAATTATCCTTAAGTTGTCGAATTACCTTAGTTGAAAACCCAAATGAAGGAGATGACATCCATTGTATAAGTCCTTCATCTCCATCTGAAATATTCTTCTGTAATGACGCAAAAATTTCATCAAATCTTTTTTCAACATTACTTGGTTTACCAAATAATACAGTTGGATTTTCAGATACTCTTATAGAACCTTGAGTATATGACCTTTCTAACATCCATTGTTGACGAACAGCGTTGTTATATTGATTAACACTTTCTTTTGTTTTATTAACAATTGTTTGAAAATAAGTTTGAGTTTCTTTAACAACTTTAACCATAAAATCAGAATAACTTAAAGTACCTTTTTCCTCAGTTGCCGTAACCTCATTTGTTGAAATTGTTCCAATTGTACTATTATTATTTTGTCCATTTTCAACCTCTGCTTGATTCAGTGTAGGTGGTGACGGAGGTGGTGCCATCGCCAAAAATTCTCTATCTAATGACTCAAAAAATTCCGTATTTTTGGTAGTAACATCCGCTCTATCGTCCCAAATCTCGGTATTAGCATAATAATTAAACGTTAACGCATTTTGTAACTTATCAATTGACTCTTTTAATCCACTACCACCAACAAAATTAAATCCCATTGTTACATTTGCAATCATAGGTTGAATACCAATACCCTCAGGATTGATATCAAGTGATTCATATTGTAATGACAATGACGTTGGTATTATTTTAGTATTATAAAAATCCCCAACACGTAATATCAATACTGGAGGTGCTCCAAAAGAGGTATTAGTAGCATTATTATACTGTAATTGAGGAGTACCATTTATTTCTTTAATTGTTGGAATAGTGTCTCCCGGTCTTAAACATTGTTGTAAAAATGTTAGACGAGAGTTTAACCCTTCCGGAGTTGTTGAATGGAATGCCGGTTGAAAGAATTTTAACTTATCTCTCAAGTTATCATAAACCATAGGTGTTTCTGCCTTTATTGTTTCAAAATAATCACATTCTGATAATAACGCTCTTAAAACTCTTTTAGTAATATTATCTCTAGGTTTATATTCTTGACTAATAACCTCTTCTTTAACCGTTTTTAATACTTTATTCTCTTCAAGAACTGTAGTAAATTGTGCCGGAGGTGTAGTTGTTGGGTTATTTAAAGTTGATTTAATTGCACTAATATAGGCTCTTCTACATGCCATTGCACCATAAGTATAAACTTCTTTAGCCCCCACTTTAATATCACCACCTACAACACTAGAATCTTGGTCGGTACAATTTACACTTTGTTTACTAACAAAAGGTAACGTATATGGGGCCTGTCTTGATTTAGAAGCTAAAGGTAATGTAGTGGTTTGTTCCCCTAAACTCCTACCTTGATTTACTAATAATCGTTTACCAAACTCCTTTTTAGTATTTTCATTTTGTTGGAAAAATTTAATTGCCGATTCAATCCTTCTTGTCGCTAATTCAGTATTATACGACGGACTCGCAGGTGCGGAACAACTTGCGTCAATTGTTATTGTCACAATACCCTGAGTATTAGCACTTAATTGTTTACCAATATCAATAGCCAATTGTTTCATTACCTCATAATTAGGTGTTACAACCGTATTAAAAACCTCAGTAGTTTGTGCCGCGTTTGGTTTACCAGCATAAGTACCTTTATTACCAATATATAAATCGTATTGAGATGGGTAAGCACTTACATTATTTTTTTGAGGGTAATCATTTTCAAAATAAAACCCTAAATCTTTATACTTCCCAAATAAATCTTCACTACTTGCTTGAGATACGTTTGTGTCTGCGCCTGTAGGAGAATTATTACCTGTCTGAATTGTTTTTTTAATATATTCAGTTTGTTCTTTTGTTGTTTCTTTTGAAGTTATTGCTTGTTGTAACAAATATAAATCATTAGGATTAACCGTATAATATTTTTTTGCTAATTCATATAAATCATATTTTCTACATCCGGCAAAGAATGAATCTAAAATACTATCAATTCTTACTTTATTTGTTTCATTAGCTAAAACTTTATTAACAACAACATTTAAAGATGACGGATGGTCAACAACTATTTTCCAAGTTAAAGTACCAGTACGAGAAGTATTTTTATAAGTGTAAACAGGTTCCGGTCTTCCAAGAAATTCAGATGTGTTCCAATTTGCAGATACTTGTTCACTAAATGTTAAACCATATGGTGGAAACCACATAACTCGACCTCCATTAGGACCTCTCTCACAAACAGGTAAATCAGAAATCGCAAAACCAGGAGTACTTGATGTTCTCCACGCCAAATTTTCTAATGAAAACATATACTTTTTAGCATATGCGTCATTTTGAGTTCCAATCAAATTAGTCGAATCTTGTCCACCTTCTTGTTTGTTTGGAGCAATATTTAAATTATAGGTATTATCAAACACTGAATCTGCAAATCTTCGACCTGATGTTGTAATACCGTCTACTTTTTGTAAATCATTATATTGTAGGTAAGGTACATCTTTTGCAAAAATACGACAATACTCTGTTCCAACTTCTTGTCCCACAGCACCAACATATCGATATACTCTTGAACCTTTAGTTATTTCTTTATATCCATCATGGAAAACTTTACTAACTTGGTCAATTGCATTACCTACGTGTTGTAATCTTCGACCTCCTTGAGGTTGGCTATTAATTATTCTCTGAGTATCATCTAAAATAGAACCACCTTTAAAAGTCCTGTTTGTCGATTCAGTTGTATTATATGACGATGGTTTAAAATCTTCATCTTGATTTGTTACAACCCCACCTAATCCAACTTTTTTTCCGGCATTATCTTTATACTTTGGAGAAACCCAAGTAAAACCACCTTCAATACCACCACCATTAGAATAAGTAGGACCATTAGCCCCTAACCTAACTTCTTGACTTGGTCCTTCATAAAGTTGAGCCAACTCTTGAGGTCCGTATACCGGTGATTGTTGCTCTTTTCCAAATTGGTCAACAGGTAAATCACCACCTGGAGAAAACACTCGAGACGGTTCAGAAGACACAGAACCAATATAGTAATTACTATTATCAGATAAAGTTCCGGTTAATACACCCGCAACTCTATCAAATATACCTCTAACTAAATTTGGTTTATATTTGTTATAATCAATATTTTTAAATAAACGAGACCTTTGACCAGCACCTGTGTTGTTGTAAAATATTTGAGAACCTGTTTGTGTTCCACCTAATAACTGATTAAAGAAATTACCAATACCAGTACCAGCAATTGCATTGGTTACTTGTTGGATGGTTGTTGGTTGTCCCGGATTAATTGTTGGGTCAAAATAAGAACCAGGTATTAAGGAAACAGGTAAAATACTTCCACCTAATCTTAAAGCAAAATCAGCCGCTGCTGTTAATGGATTTGCAGGAACGGTAATTTGCCAATTTGGTTCTAATATTGGAACTTGTCCTGAAATGATATTCAATAAATCATTCCCACTATTAACATTTAATATATTGGCTTGTCCTATTGTCTCTAATCTAATTCTAGTTGCGATTCTTTCTTGAAACTCATTTCTAAGTGTTTGAGCACCTAAACGAGCTATATATGAATCCTGACTTAGATTACCATTACTACCGGTTGGGTTTGTCGATAATAAAATAGATAACGGAGAATATGATGATGGAACAATTGGCCCCGGATACGGTTGTCCATTACTTTGTCTGTCTTGGTCAGGTCTAACTGTTTCTAAACTTGAAAATGATTCCGCCGAGTCAAACACATTTAACCCATCAGCATAAGCGTTTAATGGTCTCCATAACCTTACCGCATCATAACCCTCATCAACAATATGAGCATCTTGTTGACCAGGTCCATATTCACCTTGATTAGAAATACTATTAGTTAATCCATTTGGGTCAGGAACTTGTTGATATCCTCCCTCATTACCATATCTATTTAAAGGATATAGTTGGTTTGCTAATGATGGATTATCAATAAGTTGGTCAGGACTATCAATTACAGAGAAATCCGATGAAATATATTCATACGGAACTTGGACAGAAGGTCTGTTTGGAGATTTAGCATAAGGTACTAAATTTCTCGTTATAAGTTTTTTTCTGAACGAATCCGAGTTAATTAAATCTAATGGACTATTTGACATCTATGATTTTTATTTTATAAATAGATTATTAGTAAGTTTTTGAAACAGGTTCTTTTGAGTCACCAGGTATTAACCTAACAATATAATCCTTAAATCTTGACTCATTAAAGGTAGTATCTAAAATTTGTTTTAGTTGTTCTGATGAAAGTCCTGCAGGAACTTTAACATCGACTTCAATTTTTCCTCCAACATCAACAGTACTTTTAGTGGTTATATTTTGATTTTGATAAATTGTTTTTTCATTTGTAATTTTATTGGCATTTGAATCTATTGGGGCAGTCTTAGATGATGCTCCCGCACCACTTATTGATGAAGCTGCATTAACCCCTGCAGCTGCAACTTTCTCAATCGGTGTATCACCTAATTTACTAGTAACATTTTTACCATACTCTTTTAATGCATCAGTAAACTTATTTTGAACTGATTCCATTTGATTACCAACTTTCATTAAGTAATCCGATAATGTTTGAGTTGCGGGTTTAATACCCTCTTTAAAATCCATTGCCATAGTACCCAAATCTTTCAATGCTGTTTCAACTTCTACCCTAGCACTTTTAGTGTCTCCAAATTTTTTAGAAGCTTCACCACCTAATACATCCGCAGTTTTTTGAGCTCCAATTATAGTTTCTTTAACAGGTTTTGCGGTTGCGGTACCTCCAAGAAAAGCGTTTTTAATTGCCGCAACATCCCCTTTAACGGTTTCCGAAATGTTCATTTGAACTCTGGCAATCTCCTCTAAACTCTTTGGACCGTCTTTTTGTTCTTGTATTAATTTATCAAATTCTTTTTGAGTTACTTCTGATAATTTTTTAGTTTCTTCTTCTCCTTTTTCATTTTTGATTTTAACTTCATACTCTCCAGTTTCACCCATTTTAGCAATATTTGCCAAGAATTGTTTATCTTCTTCAGTACCTATTGTTATTCCAGCCAAATTAACTGCCGATAATCTTTTGTCTAATTCCGCCGCGGCTAACCCCATTTTACTCATTTCCGCAGCACTAACACCGGTTTGTTTTTCCATCTCTCTAAGTGTTAACACACCTTGAGGATTTATTTTAAAGGTTTTTGTTTTCTCATCAAAATATGTAAATTGTTTTGCAACATCCGCTAAACTATCTTGTAAACCTGATGGGTCATTAATAGACATATTCATTAATTGGAATGGGTCTGCTAATGCACCTGCCGAAACTCCTAATCTTTGAAATGCAGATGCAACTTCAATCGCTCCGTCAGGGTCTAATACTTTATCCGCCAATCTAAAGGTCTCATTCATATTAAACCTCAACATTGATGCTTGTGCTGCCATTTTAGTTAAACCAACAACACCACCTTCAAATTGGAACCTATTCATTTGTTCCATATTGCTAGTAACAGATTTCATTACCGCTTGTGTGTTACCACCAATACTTTGAATATATTCTATAGACTCTTCTAATTGTTTAGGAATCTGAGCCAAACCAACACCAATATCTAAAAAAGAATTGGTCATTTCCCTTGCACTAATACCTAATACTTTCTGAGCCGCGTAAAGTTTTTCAACCTCCTCAGTGCTCGCAATAACATTTCGACCAGATGCATCAGCAACTTCACCAATAGTTTTGGCAACATCAGTCATTGACCCACCTAAACGATTGACCATAGGGAGTGCATCTGCGATACTTGACATTAGTATACCAACTCGTTCTCTACCCTGACCAAAAACCTTATTTATCTCAATAGATGATTTTTGTATCTCAACAACGTATGACGCCAATTCTGTCGCAACATCAAGAGAGCCAATAAGTGATTTTTTATATTCTTCCGGTGATTGTTCAGCTGCTTGCATAATTTAAAATAGTATTTTATTATAAATACAAAAGGACTGAGTTTTCAGTCCTTTTTATTATCTTCTAACCATTTATCTAACAAATATTTTCTAACAAATAAGGGCATCGTTACAAAATCTTGATAGGATATGTTCATTAATTTGTTCAAATAATAGAATTCATCTATTTGTCCCTTCCTATAATCAGAAGAAAGGGCGAAAAAAGTCCACCCCAAATCCGACGTTAACTGTCATCTTTTCTCCTGATGGGGTGCTTACAACTCGACTCATGTCCAATTTTGGTTCATTTTCATTCATAAATTGTCTAATATACTTAGAATCTGAAATAGGCATTTGTTCAACAAATTTAGATATTTCTGACTTATCCGTATTTCCGTTTACTTCAACAATCTCTTTTTGAAGTCTCCAAGTTATTTTTGGAACTACTCTACCTTGAGGGTACGTCGATTCTAACTTACTAATTTCCATTATTTCACCATAATTTAATGGTTTTAATTTAATTGTTGCATTAGATTTTGGTAATATAGTTGTAAATGTACCATCCTCATTTGGAGACTGACCTTTAATAACATTTAATTCATCAAGAGCTACTGTCGTTTTGAATGGTTTTTTAGTAACCGGGTCAATTAAATTTAAATCCATTTCAGGTCCAAAACCAGTATTTCTTAAAAATACTAATATTGACTCAACATCACCTTCAATCATATCTTCAATCCTAAGGTCTGGTTCGTAAATTTTATTTCTTAATAAATTTGTGGTAATATCTAACCCACCTGCCATTAAAATATTTTCATCAGAGGCGGTTAAATAACCCACCTTGATTGATTTTTTTTTGTTTTTGTAAAAAACTCCACCTGATGGTAATGGTACCACATCGTGAGGTAAAGTAAAATTTTGTTGTCCGTAATCTGTTGTTTGATTTTCCATATAAAAAAATAACCGTAAAGTTTATTGTCTTTACGGTTAAATATAATTAGTATTGATTTTTTATAAAGAGTATTAGTAAACTAAAACACATCTATCCATTCTTAATGATGCTGTAATATCCGCAAGAGCGTCAGTACTATATCCTAATGAACCAAAATTCACTCCTGTTAAGAATGTACCATATAAAATCCATTTCTCAACAACAACTCCTGTTGGGTCTAACATCTCAAGGTCAATGTCTTTTTTATAACCTGCAGCATAACCCATACGACCTGTTACAGATTCTGCGTGTAAACGAACCCACTCCATAAGAGCTTGAGACGCAGATGGTCCAATTGGGTCTCTGAATTTAACTGAAATCTCATCCCAGTTAAATCTTCCCGCAACATAAGTTGAGGTATTTAAAAATTGAATTTCCGTAGATGCAATTTTAATTGAAGGTCTTGAAGCACTTTCCACGAACCATTCGTTAATTCCTAAACTTGATGGAAACCTTAGTATGAATCGATTCTGTCTTTTCGGTTCGTAAGGAATCGGCATTTTCATCAATAAATCAGCCATATTATTTTAAATTAGTTTTTCTTTGTTTATTATCATAAATATATCCAAATGGAAAATATTTTTATTGACTTTCTGAAATTAAATCTTTATCATTATATTCCAGTCTAGTTTATTTAATTCTAGTTAATTTAACTAGTTTTTTTAATTATTTATTTAATACTAGTTCTTAATAACTAGTTAATATTCTTTTTTTATTCCTCCTGCGGTTGAATAAGTTTTAACAATATTGTCCGGTTTGTCTTTAAAGTGTTTTTTCATAACCTCTACATTTCGGATGTCATCATCAGAAAACCCAATTGTCGGTTTTGTAGGAACAAAATTATTACTTACCTCTTTTTTTAAATACACTTTTTTATCTAAATCATAGGCCATTTCTTTAATGTATTCCACAAATTTCTCCATCGCACGAACTTTCGCCTCTTCAGGATTTGCAGCACCTTCCGGGTCATTATAAGAAACTGGATGGTATCTATTCATATTTAGATAAGTTTTAATTAATTCATCATCACTCATGTCTTCATCATCATTAATATCTCGATACTTTCTTAAGTTTTTAACTAACTCATCTTTATCAATACCATTAAACCCTGATATGATATAATTATATACCGCCTCTTTTAATGTATTAGGATTATGACCTCTTGCGGTTATAATAGAAAATATTGAACCATTGTTAATTGCCTCTCTAAAATCATCAAATGCAGGTCCTAATTTGGCTCTCATTGCGTCAATTAAAAAATCTTTATCACCTGGTGTTTGGAAATTTTTAAATGGTTCGTCACTATATCCTACAATAGTTTCACCTTTATAGTTAAATGGTTCATCACCTATTTGATGTCTATACTCAGCAAAATCATCAGTACTCATACCTATCTCATCACCATCTTCATTCTTAAGGATAATCTTAGTTGGCATATGAACAACATTATCATCCCAATCGAAAGCATAATACTTCATATCGGGTGTCCCCATTTCATCTATCCCTTCATTTAATCTAATCTTTTTCATAATTGGCTAAAAAGTGGGGACGTATCCCCACTTATGGTTTTTATTAAATATTCTCGAACGAAGCTCCTGTTGGAGTAATAAAGAATTCAATATCAATAAATTCTAACGCTTTCGTCGGTTTCAAGTAAATTTTACCTGTTAATGTATTTCTATCTAAATCCTCAGGAGATGATGAAACTGTTACACGGAAATCGTATAAACCTCGGTCTCTTCTGATTGAATCTAATATAGGGTTAACACTATCTAAGAATTGTTGTCTAACAACTTGGTCGTTTTGTTCAAACAATAATCTTACCGCTACTGCTGATATTAACTTACGAGCTTGAAGTAATAATCTTCTTACATTCAATCTGTTAAGTGCTGTGTCAGCAACTTGTAATGTTTTATTACCCCAAATAACCGTACCAACATCTGAGAAAGTTGCGATAGGGTTAATTCTACCTTGGTATAATGTATCTCTATCTTCTTGAGTCAATTTAACTCTTGCTTTAACTGAGTTTACAAGACCTCTTGTGTAACCCGCTGATGCGAACCATGGGAAAGCAATGTTGTCTGTTAATGCTAAGTTTCTACAAACTTCACCTGTTGCAGGTAAATAAATTTGTGTATTATTAACAGTATCTCTTGTTAAAATCCAAGGATAGTAAGTTGCAGTATAATTAGAGTCAATTCCAGTATTATCTAAGTTATCAACCGCCTCTTGAGAATAGATAACATCTTGTGGATTTGTTGAATCCGGTGTGTACATTCTATAATCAGGAGTTGTTGTAATATAAACAGAATCCGCTCTTTGGAATTGAACCATATCAATTGTTTCTTCAACTAAGTTTGAGTTATTAACATAATCAATACTTGCTGTTGCTAATACATTAATATTAGTAGCTTCAGGATTCGCAAATGTTAATATACCAAGTAAGTAAGCGTAATAGTCAGTGTTTGCAAAATCTTGAGTATTATTTTCAACTACAATACGTTTGAATAAACCTTCACCTGTTGCATTTGGATATCTTGTTGATACCGATGCTCCTGCTAAAAATCCTGATTGACCTAATTGGAATCTATCTTCATTTGTACGATATTCTCTATAAATGTCCCATCCATCAAATCCACCAGCAAAACATAAAGTATATTTTCTTGAGTAAATGAAATAGTATGGATTTTCTTGAGTTTCAGGGTCTGTTCTAAACTCAGCTACACCACATTCAAAAGCAGTTTGACCACTTGTGTCATAACTATTTGAAATTGTTACAACTGTCGCTCCGGAGTCCATGTGAAAACCTTTACTTACATAATTCCAAGCAGCGCCTTCAACAGGTGTTATTGAGTTCACCCAAGACGCTGGATTTTGTCTTCCTTTATATGATAAGAATGATTCGTCAATACCATATTGTGTTGAGAAACCTAAATAAGTTCTTCTAACAATATCACCAGGTGATTCAACTAAATTTGAACTACCTGTTGGGGTTCCAAATGGAGGGTTAGCGATTGTCTCACCAGGGAAAAAATATTTTGTTTTAAATACAGGGTATGGTGATGGGTTAGTCACTGATTCATATTCTCTTTGAGTATAACCTTCAAAACCACATGGTATTGCATCAATTGGTGCCTCATCAGCCAACTCAATCATTACATATTTTGATAATAATGCGTATTCACCATTAGTTGAACCTAATTTTTTAGCAACGAAGTTATTAGAATTAGGGTCCATATTACAATTAGTAAATTTCTCAATAACAATAGGGTTTGAATCCGTGTCAAAGAAATTTCTAACTAAAACATCAAATGTCATATTGTTAAATGATAAATTTGCGATAGACACTTTAACTTCAGTGTTTGCAGTACCCCCATCAGAGATTGAAACAAATTTAAATAATTTATAAACTTTATTACCTCTTAATTCTGACACCAAATAAGGTGTACTAGGTGATTGATATCTTTCAACACTATAAGCAATTGAATTTGATTGTTCACTTCTAGCTTCAGGTAATGCAACTAATTGAGGGTTAATACCTTTAATATAACCTTGATTGAAAGCATATGCCAATGAACTTGGATAAATTTCTTCAACAAATAAAGGAACCTCATTTCTTGATTTTCCAAAATTATCAACACCTAACACTTTTGTAATAAACTTAGATGAAGTTGCCGATAAATTAGTTTCGAACGTAAAAATGTCTCCATCTTTTGTTACACCTGATAAACCAAATGATGCAAAAGGATTTTTATCCGTATCCACATATTGTTCGTTTGTTAATAACGTAACATTATTTTCATTATTTACTTCATATATTTGTCCATGATTATCACTTGTCGAACTATTAGTATATAATGAAATACCTCTTGAACGAAGTGTTGCTACAACCATATTGTTAAATTCAGTATAAGCAGTACCAATAAATGTATAGTAATCACCCGAAATTGTTCCTGAGAAAGTTTGTGAGTCACCTGTTCCTGTAACTGATAAAGCACTTATATTATAATCAAATGAGTATCCTGTATAAGCATTACCTGTATAATTATTAAAGTTAGCATAAAACCATGAGTCATTTTCAGATGCCGATAAATCGTTAGTTGCTAAGTTATTCGTATCTGAACCAAATTCATTTACAACTGTTGTGTAATTATTCGTAATATTATAATAATCTGTTTCAGGAATTGCTCCATAAATAAATGCTGTTGTAGCAGTTAAAGTATTATTATCAACTGCATTATAAATATTTGCAGTAAAATCAGTGTCAAATGTAGATACGCTACCATCAGATAATCTATATTGTGTGTTTAAGTTAGTCTGAACCGCAGATGGGAATGAACCACTAATAAAATTAACGGTACCCGCACTCGTTGCACCTGTAAAAGATACAGACCAAGCAGTTGCTCCGGTTGGACTTTGTGTAATTGTTGTTGGGTCAACATTTGCAGTAACTCTAATACTCCAAGATGGACCAGCATCATATCCTGACAATCCTAAGATTCTTGTCACGAACAACTGATTCGATTGTTGTAAGTAAGATTTAGCTATGTATGCCGCCTCATATTTAGGGATTTGTGTGTTAACAAATTTAGTTGGTTCTGTTCCTCCGAAAAAGGCTTGGAACTCATCGTAGTTTGTTATGAATACCGGTTCAAATGCAGGACCTCTTAAAGTCTCACCAACTAAACCTAGGGTAGTAACACCCACACTTTGTGCTACGAATGATAAGTCAGTTTCAGAAGTGTATACCCCCGGTGAAACGAAAACTTTTTGATTTGCTTGTGCTGTTGCCATTATCTAATTATTCTATTGCAGATTTATTTTATAGATAAATATTCAATAAAATATCAAAAAACTTTACTTTTAGATATGTATTTGTAAAGAGTATGAATTAATTCTACCTTTTTTCTACCTATGAAACAGACAAAAGAAATCAAGAATATTAAAATTGACCCCGCCGTACACGACATACTGAAAAAGTACTGTGAAAAGCGAGGATTAAAAATTTATAAGTTTTTGGAAAAATTAATCGTAGAAACCTGTAAAGAGAAGAAAGATATCTACGGTGAGAATTAAACTAATAAGTTTTCAAACTGAATTGTTGACTCTAAACTATCATTAGTTTTAATAACATCAATACGTAAAATATCATTAGTGGTTATTTGAATATTTTGAACATCCGTCCCAAAATAATCTCCATTAATATAGACATCATATGAATCTACGTTAATCCAATTTGAAAAAGAAAGATTTGCAGTATACGCAACTACATCACTTAAACTATCATTACCTACAATAAATAAATAATTCTCTAAAAACTCATTTGGATTTTTTGGGAATTTTTCTCTTTTAGTATTGCCTGTTCCTGTTAATTCCATAAGTTGGGTCACTCTTGCAATTGCAGGCTTAACCTGAAATTCTTCTTCATCAATCAAATAACCTAACATGGTAAAATCATATGATTGAACATAATACTTCCTTGACTCCAAACTCATTTGAGATTCATCGGAAACATTATTCATAATAATTGGAACGTATTGACCCTTGATAAATGTATATGCCTGTCTTGATGAAAACTTCTGCATAATTATTTTATTCAACTGATTAAGTTCTCTCATTCGATTACAAATTATCTTAACACTATAATTGATATCCACGGGAACCGGTTGAGGTATTGTGTAGATATCCATTCCTTGTTCGTTTCCATTCCAAGTTGGAACAGATGCATAATAGAATTGTTTTCTATCCGGGATTGTGTATTGTAATGATGGATTGGTACCAAACTTAACTTCAGGACTTCTAACTACCGTGATAAAGGGCGGGGATGGGTTATAATCTAAATCCACAAATAAGGCAGTCTCAACGTATTGAGTCCAGTTTTGAGTTGTGATTATAATATCCACCATTGGAACTATTTTCCCTGCGGTGACAACCTCTAAATCAGTTTTAACAAAATCTAACATTCCTCTATCTAAATCGGCGTGTAGTACTGATTTAGGAAGATATGTTCCGTCTTTATTAATATATTCCAATAGTTGTTCCCTACGAGCAGACAATGTCTTCTGTGGTACTAATGGTAATGTTGGTATAACTTTCTTTGGTAATGGCATTTTATTTCTTAACTACAAATAATTTATTTTGTGAATTTATCATATCAACTTCAGTTGCACTATAAATTGGTTCTCCACTTGATTTATAAACAAATGAATCATACTTGTATGGATTATAGGTAACAATCATATCTGATGATGGTGTTGGTATGTCATCACAAGGGTATTCACAAAAATCCATTAAATCCCCAATAACAAACGCATGGACATTTTTTGATTTTTCCGAACGAACTCTGTCTTTCCCACCTTTTCTAACTCTAAACTCAACATCCCCTAATTTAACATAATCCGCATGCATTATGACTTTAGATTTATATGTTACCGAAAAAGTATGTTTGTGAAGGTTATAATAAACCATAACTCTTTTTCCAATATGACTTTCTTCTGAGTTATCGTGTCCACATTTATGACAAATATAAGGGTCGTCACCACCATCAGCTAAATCCCATGACCAACCACACTCGTCACAAATTACTTTATCTTTTGTGACAATTTCAAATATTCTTCTTAATTGAGATTCTTTAACTAATACTTTCATTATTAATAATGTGTTGATACCGATTTAACCGGTAATTTAAAATTATCTTGAACCCATTTTTTCATAGGTTCAACCCAATGGTCATCAAACATAGTGTCTAAATGTTCACCATATTTGCCCATAACTTCTAAAATAGGTGCTTGTTTTCTAAACGATTTAGTTGATGGATTATTTTCATAATAATCCACATCAAAATAATAAAAAACTATGTCAGTATCATCTTCCCCATTCCATTCTCCTTTAAAGAACATTAAAAAGTTTTCATCATCCTTATCTATATCCTCATAACCATCTTCGTCAGAACCAGTCCCATAGACCCAATCCATTTCACTTGGGTTTAGATAACTATCAATGTACTGATAGATGGCATTAAATAATTTACTCTCTGTTATTATGTATTCCATTAATCAGCTACAATTGTTTTAACGGGTAATTCAAATTTATTTTCAAACCATTTTTTAAAAGGTCCTTTCCAATATTCACCAAACATTGTTTCTAACGTTCCATAATCATTAACAATTAAAATTGGTGTTTGATTTATAAAAGATTGTCTTGAAGGTTCATCTGAATAATATTCCTTTACAATATAAATAAATAACATCCCATTTTCATCATAATCACCATCATATTCAGTCTTAAAAAACTCCGTAATATATGGATTTTCTTTGTCATCATGTTCATCATCATTCCAAGTTGTTGGATTAAAATAATCAATTTTATCCACATCATATGACCCATCAATATACTGATAGATTGCGTTAAATAATTTACTCTCTGTTATTATGTATTCCACATTATATTCCTCTAAATTCGTTTTCACTTACATAAGTGGCAACAACACTTCTATAAAATGGTTTATATCCACCATACGTGTGTTTATTATCTGACCTAACATATCCATCATCACTTACTACATAATATCTAACTCGGTCTTCAGTTTCATAATACCCAAGATAATCTCCTTGGAATATCTCAACACCCAATTCATCAAGAGTTTTCTGATACAATGAGAATTTCATATTACCCGGTTCTTGTAATTCAACTCGAGAATTACCATAATTTTTAGATGTTGGAGCCATTACCTGAACCAAACCTTGTAATTCAACAGGGGCCATGAATTGGATACCATCTTCCGTAACCTCACCATAAACATCATCTGTTTTGGTTTTATATCTATCGATACGATATAGGATTACCGTGAAGTTCATATCACCCAATAACCACTCCTCACCCATACCGATGTCTAAAGCGTAATCCTCCGCTCCGAAGAATTTACCTAATCTTGTAATTGGAACTAATTTTTGCATATATTGATAAATACTTCAATATCAACTATATTTAATTCAAATATTTTTTGTATAGATGGATGTAAGTCTCGAGTCAAAAGCATTGTCCCTATTGGAAACCTATGAAGGTGGTAATAACTACCTGATTGAGTTAAAACGAAAGTCTCAATTAAATAGAAAATTTTATCCCACAAGGAGTCAATCAGAATACATTATTAACAATCATGATAAACAACCCAAAGTCGCTAAGAAATGGGTTATTCTTGATGCCTACTTTGCACAAAAACTTGCAGATGATAAACTATACACCGAAATACCACAAAAAGTTTGGGTAGAAAAACTATTATCTGATAAAGAAAAGGCATTTCATATTTGGGGTAAAGTATTCGAAAACGAGGAATTATATCACTTTTGGTTACCTAAAGCCGCCATCATTAAAGATAATACCGTTAAGGATGTTGTTATTGATTATTCAAAATATTCTAATCGTCCCCCTCTTGAACACCAAAAAGAAGCTATCCAAAAATTAGTTGAGAATAAAAAGTTTATCCTTGCCGATGATATGGGTCTTGGTAAAACCACTTCAACGATTATTGCCGCATTAGAGACCGGAGCAAAGAAAATTTTAATTATTTGTCCGGCGACTCTTAAAATTAACTGGAAACGAGAGATTGAAAATTATTCTGACCGACCAATTTTTATTTCAGAAGGAAAACAATTTAGTACAGAAGATGACTTTGTTATTGTCAACTACGACATTATAAAGAATTTTCACGACCCAAAAAAGAAAGACGATTCTCTCATTTTAATGTCAAAATTTGATTTGATTATTATTGATGAAGCACATTATATTAAAAACGCTCAAGCTCAACGAACAAAACTTATCAACGATATAACCAAGAGTGTTGATAGATTATGGTTGTTAACCGGTACACCGATGACTTCCCGTCCAATAGATTATTTTAACTTACTTAGTTTAATTGATTCACCTGTTGCCAAGAATTGGATGGCGTATGTTATTCGTTATTGTGCCGGTTTTCAATTTAAAGTTGGTCCAAGAAAAATTTGGAATGTCCAAGGAGCATCAAACCTTGAAGAATTACGAGATAGAACAGTTGGTCTAACATTAAGAAGATTAAAAGAGAATGTTTTAGATTTACCTGATAAAATTATTACACCTGTTTATTTGAGATTAAAATCAAAAATGTATGAGGAAGTAATGGGTGATTATTATAATTGGTATGAAAAAAACCCTGAAGAATCAAAATCACTAACAGTACAATTCACCAAACTAACTAAAATTAGACAAATTATTGCAGATGAGAAAATTTCTCAAACAATTGAAATTGCTGAAAATATTATTGAACAAGATAAAAAAGTAATCATCTTTTGTAATTTTACCGATTCATTAAATAAAATTACTGAACACTTTGGAAAGGCATCGGTTAAACTTGATGGGTCAATGTCCAAAGTTGAGAGACAGTTTAGTGTTGACCAATTTCAAGAGAATGATAAAATAAAAGTATTTGTTGGGAATATTAAAGCAGCCGGTGTCGGAATTACTTTAACTTCCGCAGAGGCAGTAATCTTTAATGACTTATCATTCTTACCATCTGACCACGCACAAGCAGAAGACCGAGCATATAGATATGGTCAAAAAAATAATGTATTAGTTTATTACCCAATTTTTGAAAATACAATCGAGGGAATCATTTACGATATACTCCACAATAAGAAACAAGTTATTGCAACCGTTATGGGTGATAATCAAAATACTGCCGACGCAGCTCAAGAAATTTTAAAGAGAATTAATGAAATGCGTCGTTAAAACAATTTTTGATTATTTATATGTAATGGTTAATCCAAACATATGAAAAAAATAGAACAAAAAATTCAACAGTTAGAAACAACAATCCTTGAAAGTCACGTACTTAAGGAAAAAAATCTGTTGATTACAGAAATGAAGAAAATAGGAATTGAAAAATTACCTTACTCTTATTCAGCCTTGAAACAATTCATCGACCCCGAAACGATGGAATTTCACTACAACAAACATTATAAGGGATACGTGGATAAATTAAATGATGCTCTCTCAAAGAAAAAATACGGGGATTTAGAATTAGAACAAATCATAAAAACAATTAGTCGATTTGATAAAACAATTCGTAATAATGCCGGTGGGGCTTTTAACCACGCATTATTTTGGAATATGTTGTCACCAACACCCACAAAACTTAAAGGAGAACTTTTAAATAAAATTACCAAACAATATGGTAGTTTTCCTAACTTTAAAAAAGAATTTGAAAAAATTGCAAAAGAACGATTTGGTTCGGGTTGGGTATGGTTAGTTTTAACATCAAGAAATACTTTAAAAATTATGTCTACTCCAAATCAAGATAATCCACTAATGAATGTTATCGAAGGTGGTGGATTCCCGTTGTTAGGATTAGATTTATGGGAACACGCTTACTATCTAAAGTATAGGAATAAAAGAGATGAGTACATCTCAAACTTTTGGAAAGTTGTAAATTGGGATTTTGTTTCTAAATTATATGAAATGAAAACTGAAACAAAACTTTTAGAGTCCACAAAAATAAAACTAATATTGAGTGAGGGTAAATCAGAAATGTGTTCATCAGATGAAAACGAATTTTATAGAAAGTTATTTAACACTAACGAAGATGTTAAATGGATTTACATGAAAGGTATCGATAAAATCATGAGAGAAGTTTTTTCTGAGAATTATGTTGAAAATCCTCCTAATAACCAAATGTCAGGTGTTTATGATTTAGAAGGAACAGGGAGGTCAATAATTAATAAATTAAATACAAATTATACAACATTCTGTATTTTATTAAATGATTTAAATCAAGTTATTAATAAATTAACAAAAAACGCACCAATTAATTTTAAAAATAAAAACACAGAAGAACAAAAGAAAGAAGCTTTAAGATTTATTTCCGCAATTAACCATTATAAATTTAAAATATTTAATCGAGAGAGTTCAACATTTCAAAACTTGTTAAAGGTCTTAATTGAAAAAGATGCCGCGGGTTCAAAACGTGAAGAAATAACAGCTTCAATATTGAGAAGATATTTTGGTAAAGGAGTTAAAGTTGAAATTGTCGGTGAACTTGGAAGTAAAAAAGACGCGATTAGTGGAATTGATTTAGAAATAACCAAAGATGGTGTGACCAAAACCGCTCAAGTTAAACCCTTCCGAGAGAAAAAAATGACAGATGATGGTATTTTACTCGAAGGGACTGCAAGTGTAAAGATTTATAAAACCGATTTAATGGTTTTTCAAAAAGGGAAAAATGTTTTAGTTTTTGATAAAAAACCAATAATAGTTAATGGTAATTTCCTTTTTCCATTGGACTCATTATTATATGATATACAATAACGTTTAACAATATATTTATAGTTATGGCAGTTATACCGGAACCAGAAAGAAGTAAAATTTATACAAGAGTCAAACATCAATTAGGTGCTCCACTTAGAAGTGTTGAACTTGAAGATGAAATGATGGACTCATTAATGGAATTATCTATTGGAGACTACGAAGAATACGTTCTTCAGTGGTTAATAGATAGTCAATGGGTTAATTTAGTTAACCTAAACATGAATGAGAAATCAGTTGCAAAAGCATTGATTACTCGAACAATGGATTTTGAACAACAATTTAGTTATTCATATTCAAAAATTGTAGGTCTTCAAACAGAAGGTCCATGGGTTTTGAAGAAAGATTATTTTATCTTAAGTGCAAATACTCAAACATACGAAATCCCTGCAGGTCGTGAGGTTAATGAATTATTATGGTTTAGTGATAGACCATGGAATGCATTTGGATTAGGTGCCACTGCCGGTGGATTTGGTGCTGGTATAGGTCTTGGAGCTAATGAGGCGGGATTCGCACAAATGGGAAATCAAGGTTCTTACTTTATGATGTCAGGTTTTGATTATCTTGTGAGAATGCAAGAGGCAAATGTCTTGAGTAGAATTTTAGGAGGTTCACTTACCTATAGAATTACCGGATTACCTGATGGTAAGAAAAATATTCATTTATACAATACACCGGGAGGAAGATTTAATTGGAATAATATTAACGGTTATGTGGGTAAAGCGGTGTGGTATTGGTATTATGATGTATCACCTGATAATAGAGCGGATTGTTTAAAAAATAATCCCGATGTAATTAAATTACCTTCGGATGTTCCAATGGATAATTTATCTTGGGAAGATTTAAACATACCAGGTCAACAATGGGTTAGAAGATGGTTTACCGCGTATTGTAAAGAAACGTTAGCAAGAGTTAGAGGAAAATATAGTGGTAATCTTAAAACACCTGATAGTGAATTAACTATGGACTATACATCCTTATTAACTGAATCAAAAGATGAAAAAACTAAATTAATTGAAGAATTAACAGGTGCTGAAGGATGGTTAACAAGATTAAGACCAGAAAAAGTGATGGAACGAGAGGCATTAATTGCGGAAAACTTAAACAAACAAATGAAATTTAGAGCAATGCCTCGACAAATATACGTAATATAACATGGCAATAATTAAATCAATACCATCAAGAAAAATAATAAACGGATTAATAATTGATTCTTCAGAAATTTCTGTAGTATCAGAATTGGATTATAAAACCAATGGTGAAAGTTGTATTATTGTTAGAGGAGTATCTCAATCAGTAATCACTTTAAACTCAATAACAACTGACCATGTTGTTATAAAATCAATGACTAAAGTCACAATTAAACCTGATGTCGGAAAAATAGATGAAGATTATGATGAATTAGTTGCCGACCAATATGCATGTATCGAATTTAGATTTGTTGGTGGTAATTGGTATATTCTATCATCCGATGGTTTAAAACAATCATAAAAAAAAAAGTGGTCCTAAGACCACTTTTTTTATGCTATTACCTTTAATTTTTCTTCCCAACCTTCTTCGGCTAAGTCATACATATAATCAGGAGATAACCCTCGTTTTTCCCAATATTTTAATTCTTGTTCTGTAACATCTAGAACATCTTCTTGTAATCTGTCTTGAGACCCTTCATCCAATGGATGTCCATTTATCAACTCACATTGTGATTTTGTAAAGATACCTCTTTTTTCGGGGTCATTAACTAATAAGTTGTTTCTAACTTCATCTTGGAAAACCACCATTAAAGGTTGTAATTTCTTATTGAATGTGGTTACCGCTCTTGCAACGTTATAGTCCCCTTTTAAATCAGGATTATCATCTAAGATATTCTTATCTAACATATAACAATTTAATTGAACTCCATCACCTTTTTTCTGAACATCACCGTGAGATGCTCTAAGTCCATTATTCACATACATAATAACATCCCCCAAGTTAACTTTTAAGTTTTCCTGTAATGCTAATTCCATATGGGCCATTCTTGACATACTATTACCTGCTTTTGTTTTAGTGGATAATCGTTTCTTATAATCATCTAATGATAATTTAACTCTAGCTCTTTGAGCTACCTTACTTAAAGAAATTTCTTTATCATAAATTTTTTGTAAGTATTCATAATAATATTCAACAAACGCCTGTCCTTTCCCTTCTAACAATAACTTAATCCCTTTATCTAAAAACTCCTCAATGTACAGTGGTAATTTTTTAGATTTAATTGAGTTACCGGTAAGTTTTATTTTACCTTTAGAATCCATAACCGCATAATTCTTACGAGCTAAGTTGATAGTTGAGGGCCAAACACCATCAGTATCAAGTGCCATCTCACCTCTCATAAAAACATCATTATACTCCGCAACATCCGCCTCAGGTCCATAATATTCTTTACCCTCTTTAACCTTCCAATTCAATCCACGACCAACATAAACTCTATCATTCGCTTCGTCCGGTGTGGAGAAGTTAACACCATCCGTATCCATTACTAACGGGGTGTATCCTTTTGACATAAAGAACTTAATCATTTGACGAAGATATTGTCTACCGGTACAGGTAATCTGTTCTCCCATATACATATCTCCCCAAGCGTATACCTGTGGTGCCGACAATGCTCCGAACATTGAGTTAATGAAAATCTTAATCGGTAATTGTTTATTACCATATGATTCTGATTTCGCCCTGTCTGTTTCGTAAAACTCCTCAGCCAATTGTTTGTATTTAATACGAGTATTACGGAAATAAGTCAACATACCTTTCATTGCACCTGTTACATCACAATCAGGGAATACATCGTGTACTAACTGAATTGAGGGGTATAGGGAACTAAAATCGAGTTTTAGGACATTCTTACTATAACCAACTTTTAATAGTCTTGAAAGACCTCCTACGAAGTCAGTCTTAGATTCTTTTGCCGGTATCGCAATCCCATGTTTATAAGACCAAGCTAACATTAACATTTTCCATAATGTCGCCGTACCCATAGTTGAAACCCTTTCATATGTTGTTGGAATCATTGCCGCCAACAAGAATGAACCTTGGTTAAACTCTTGGTCCACCTTAAGGGTTTCATCTAAGTCATCGTCAAGATACCTCTCAACTAACTTATCTCCTGTAGTTTTTTCGTAAGTATCAGTTCTTCTCTCACAAATCCCATCAATCTTAGAATCAACACCAACTTTTTTATAATTACCATTAGTTGTGTTTAACCAAAACTCTTCTTTGTTTGCATAAAATGGACCAATATCCAAGTGGTCAATATAAACACGACTCGGAGATTCTGCATTAATATACTTGGTAATATATTTTAAACCAGCTGCTTTAATACTTGAGTTGATAGCTTGAGCTCTACGAACCGCATGAATAATGTCAATTACATTATAACCCCAAATAGAAGTTTGAGTATAAATCTCAACCTCATTTGCCAATTTTAACATACCATCTTTACGAGTATAAGAATGGTTAGGGTTTAATGATTTACAAACTTTCTTTAAATCAATTCCCAATATCTTACTTCTCTCAAATATCCAATGCCAGTCAAAGTTTGCTGAGTTATACCCACCAATAATAGATGGTTTAAGTTCGTTGATTACTTTGAAGAATTCAATGATTGCTCCCTTCTCTTCATTCTCATCAGTACATTCGATTACTCTGTGGTAACCTTTATTGGTTTTAATTCCAATCATGAAGATACGACCGTCCTTAGGTTCAAGTGAGGTCGTCTCCAAGTCATATACCATTCGAGTAACCTCGTTATAGTTTTCAAACCCTTTAAATAATCTCTTTTCTTTGGATACAAGGTATTGTTCCACCGGAGATAGAAGTGTTATCTTATCCTTGGATTTGTCCCCCCACGGGTCACATCCACCATCCCTAAAGAATTGGATAAGTTCTCGGTAACCTTTCATCGATTTAACTAAAAACGTTAAACCTTTTTCGAGACGTTCGTTTCCATGAGTTTCTAATTTTTCAATTATAATCCCATACTTAGTCATCGCCTCTTTCTGAGCGGCTTTCGAATCATTATAAAATTTTAGATTTCTTAAATCACCTACCCAAGCGAACGGGGTAAAAGTGTCTTTACGGATTTCTTTCCCTTTTCCGGGAATCTCCTTAATTTTGTAGATACAGTTGTCTCGGTAATCATACTCGATGGCAACTATAAATTCTTCCGGGTCATTCCCATGTAGGAATGACTCAATTTCTTCACTGTTAATCATTTGTTTTATTTAGGAGTGGTTTATTGGCAATCACTTAGTTGTGAAGTTTACCTTACTCATCGTAAATAAATATAATGAATAAAAATCGATTGTCAAATTATGAAAAAAAAAATCCCCCAAAAGGTGGGGGAAGTTATTAATAAATTATTTTTTTGTGTTTTGGTTTTCTGTTATAATTTTTTTTACTTTTTTGAATTAATGGTCTTGACGCCATCCATATCTCTTGCATTGTAAAGGTAGTTGTTTTCATGATTTGTGTAGGTGTTTATATGATTGTTTCATTTTGACAGGACAAAAGTAATACTTTAATTTGAATTACACAAGAATTTATAAAAAAAAATATATTTATAAGTTATGAATCAATTAATAAAAAATATACTTAGGGAATTTGTTGATAAAATAGTTTCTTTTGAGGTTGTTGGTAATTATTTAACGGAAGAAAATGGTGAAAAGTTTATCCCAACAATTAGTCAAGAAGTTAGACAACTAATCAAATCAAGATTATCTTTTATTAATCCATTTATAGGTGTTTTTGTTGATAAAAAAACTGGTGCGGAAAAAAAGATAGAATTTGAGATTATCCCGACAAAACATTATTTGGATAGGTTATACAGAAAAGACGACCCTAAATACGCAAATAACCAAAAATTAACTAATCCGTTCCCTTTGGAAGGTCTCAATTTTTTATACGATAATAGGGATAGATTGGCCGAAGAAATAATGACAAAAAGAATTAATGATGGTGATATTGTTGCGGTTAAAAGATATTATGATACACTTTATTCTGTTGTTGTTTCTTTAGATAGAAAGAATACAAAAAACATACCTCTATATCAACTACATTTAAAAACACAAATCAAAGGAGATAATTTTTACGGAAAACGAGGACAAAAAGAATTAAAAATTAAAAACCCCTCAAATAATTAAGGGGTTTTTTATTTAGTACACTAACCTTTCGTGTTGTACTTTCGATTTACGCTTGGTAGGATAATCCAAGTAATCCACTTAATCACCATCGTTAGATGTACTCGCTGTATTTAAAATACCCACTCGTTTTCAATTAAGATTTTTTAATTCTTTGACAAAGATACAACTTAATTTGAACTTGCCAAACTTATTTTATTTTTTTTTTAACAACAAGCAGTTTCTGAAATAAAACTTGGTTGAACATTAATATAAAGTTCTTCTCTAATTGGAAGAATTAAATTACCTTCGTCATTCTTAATTAAGAATTGACCCTCATATCTACCCGGAGTGTTAGTATCTCGGGAGGTAAATTTAAAGTAAATGTAGTATTCAGGAGATGCTCCGTCAGGTAAAATTAAATTTACAATTTCGGCGGGAGCGGACACTATTTTAGGAATACCCGTCTCCACGTCAATCATTGTAAAAAATATTGTAGATACCTCTAAATCTTGCATAAGTTGTTGGTATCCGGCTCTACCGTCCTTAACAACTTGCATTTTCAATACAGGTAATGTTGCGTTTTGTTTGATATAAAATTCCATAACAATAAATATATCGTTATGACTCTTTACGTAACTCTCCTTCGTAATGTTCGAATCTATCGTGTTCAGTTGGGGTTAAAAGTAATAAACCCGATGACAATTCACCCTTTTTAGTTAATTGATACATATGACTCATCCATGTTTGTTCGAATGGATGTGCCCATGTTGTGTCCAAAAACATTTTTTTATTTCCCGGTCTACTAACAATTTGAGGCCAATTACAATAATAAACTTCACCGGAACCATACGGTAAACCTTTGTGAGATAAAATTGATGAAAATTTAGTTTTTGGTGCGTTAGGGTCTAACCCAAGATGAGGTAATGACGATTTTTCAGGCCAAAACTCTTCTCTAACTGATTGAGGTACGTTATACCAAGACCATTGGGTACCATTATCACCATAAAACTCAGAATAATTAAGTTTTAAAAAATCAAAATTTTCTTTTTTAATTATCTCTAATGATTTGGTATACAAATTTGGGACATATCTATTAAAACCATTTCGACAAACAGAACCTTCGTTAGGAAAGAAAAACATATCATCTTCAAAAAATAAATAATAATCTAAATCTGTCGTTTCAAAATGTTCGGCAATCCATTGTCTACCTCCACAAATCCCAAGATTTTCTTTTTTTATGTGTTCAAATCCGTGTTCTTCACATAATTTCAAGTACTCCTCTGTTGTTGATAAATCCGTTGAATTATCCAACAAATATTTCTTAGTCTTTAATAAATAATCATTATCATAAACTTCAAATGATTTAATCAACGTTTTAAATTGATTTGGGCTATTAAAAGTCAAAACATAAAGACCAACTTTATTGGTGTCTAAATTGTTTCCAACAATTACCTTTGATTCGTTTTTTGGAACTAAATCATCGTTTTTTAAATCTTCAAAAAATTTACCAACTAACCCATTAGATTCAATTTCAAAGTAGTTAATTAAATCAGAATGTTTGTAAGACATTATACTAAAGATTGATTCTTCAGTACCCATATAACCTTCACTAAGAGTAGATTTTAGTAAACCATAGTAAATTCCATTAATATCTGTAATAGTACTTTTAGGTCCCCCAAAAAATCCACCTCGAGAAACTTTAGTAACCTTATTACCGGCAATTGAATTTAATTTATTATACTCAAAACCATGTATTTCACTCTCAGCTCCATAAGGAAAACTAATAAATGAAAATTTTGAAACATACTTTGATAATTTATCAAAAACTTTATCGTGAGTAAAATAACCCGGATGAACTGTATTAGTTAATCCACCATCTATCCAAAACATATATTCCGAATCAAACTTATCAAATATTTTTGCATCATGTAAAAGAAAAACTTTTGACATAACTAATGGGTTATAATTCTCAAGTTTTGCCTGTGTCGATTGCTCTAACCACCCAACTTGACTATACCAATTAGGGTTATTCCTAATATTTTGAATCAAAGGAAAGAACTCTGAATCGGTAAACCAATTTAATGGTCTTTCAATAAATTGAGTATTTGATTCATCCCTTTTTGTAAAAACAAAATCTTTAAGTTCTTTATCCCCAAAAATAATCATATTTTCTTGAACATCTAAAAGTTGTTCAAATTTATCTAAATAATGTTGGTACGACCTTGACCATCCTTCAGTTAGGTCACTTCTACCAATATCCCATATTCCTGTTACTAACGTTATATTACTCATTTTCAATGTTATTTAATTTTTCAAAAATTCTATAAAAATATATCTCATTATCAAAGTTATATTGTGCCATATCACTATCTTCATGGTGCCATGTAGTGAATATTAATTTATTAAAGTTATTTTTATTTCTTTGATATATTATTGTATATAAGGCTTCTTCCATGTCTAACGCATCATAATCAATCATTTCTTTTAAAACATCGTCATACATTAAACAAAAATCATTAATAAGTTCTTTTTTACCACCAAACATACCTCCGACAATATGACAATTATCAACAATGTCTATGTTATGATAAAATTTTTGGTTAGCTCTTCGTTCTAATAAGTGTTTTGATTGGTCCCCATATAACACCGTAACCTTATCTTCAACCTTATTCAAGTTCTCAACCATTGTAGGGTTGAATAATGTACATGAGAAAAAGTCGTGGAAATTATCACCACTTCGATATTTTCTTGGAAATAAACCTCCATGTGATAAACCACAATCAATCCAATAATAAAAATCATAATCCTCTGTAAGATGATTTTTAATCCATGAAGTTTTACTATGCATTATTTCATGACATCTATCACTTTTATTTCCATTCAACATTTTTTGAAAATATTCGTGGTTTGGATGTGAAAATAAATCATAAATAATAAACCTAACGTTTGATTTATATTCGGTAAAATCAATATGTTTTTCAAGATATTCTTTATCTTCTTGAGATGTGTAAATTACAAAATCTGATTCTAAATTCAGTAGTGTTCTTAATGAATTTACATAATGATGAATTCTACCAACACGGCCACCTAAAATTGTGTTGTCTAACCCGTTATAAAAACAAGTTATAAATAATGTTTTGTTTTCCATTTTAATGTTTTAAAAAAATATATAATTTTGAGGTTTTCCGAAATTATTTTCGTCCCACCATCCACCAACAAAATATTCATTGGTTTTTTCAATTGGAAAGGTTTTCAAATATGTTGAACAGTGAATCAAATAACTGTCATTAAATAAAGGTACTAATTTTTCTCTTAAAAATTTTTGGTCTGAATCATAGTAATGACCTTCCCAATCTTTACTTAATTCATTCATTTTAACTCTATCATTTTTTTTAATCCCCCACATTCCACCCATAATATTATTATGGCTAGGATTATCTCTAATTGAATGTAATAAGAATTCAGACTCCATAAAAATATCCACACAATGTTTTTCTCGATACGATAGTCTGGCGTCAGCATCTCTTGAAATCATAACTTCAACATCCTCATCGTCAATTGCTAAAAATCTCCACATCATCGGGAAGATATTTTCTTCACCTTCATCCATTAAGTATAATTCAACATTACTATAAGTTTTTAATTGTTCTATAATCTCCGATGAAACTGATTTACCATAATAAATCCTACATATCCAATCCGGAAAAATAACTTGGGCAATCTCAACATTACTTATCATTCCATAAGAATATTTTTGTTGCCCACCATACAAAGAAAATGATATTATTTTTTTCATTATGATAAATCCATAAAAGGCCCGTAATTTTGTACAAACGAATTGTTTTTATACGGGTTTACAACCCCAAATTTATTGTTTAGCACACCATAAACAATAAAATTACTAATCCAACTATAATTTGTAAATATGTTAATTTTTTCTGACATTGAAATTAAACAAAATTCAACTAAACAAAAGTTCCAATATTCTTCATCATTATAATCTCTTCTTGTCGTTTTTAAAATATCATCGTCATATAAAAAAACATTATTAAAATGTTCTTTTATATATTGTTTAACTCTCATACTATTTGAACAAACAAAAACCATTTCATTACTATCACAAATATCTTTTATTTTGTTCATTGTATTTTCATTTATTGAAAATGTCGATTTTAATGTTTTGTGTCTTACTTGAAACTCTTCATCTTGTATGTCAGGATGTAATATTCTAGAATTATATGCGTCTCCAATGTCATCCCACTCTCTAAAATGAATAACACTAAAATTATTTAAATCGTTATCTGTTCTAAATTTTTCTGTGTTTTTAATAATCTCTTTAGATAATTTTGGAAAATTACTTAAGTCTTGATAATTTAATAAACCAAAATGAGATAAATTAAAAAAATATTGATTATATTCATCATTGAATTCTTTAGGGACAAACATTTCCCAACAATGTACCCCTGCATTCCATTTCTCATGTGGGTATTTTATTTTATAATTTTCAAAATCATTTAAAGTTTTTCCATTTTCAACTAAAAATATTTGGTCAAAATATTCATAATATTTGGATTCAAATAAATTTAAAAAATCTATTTTCCTTTTGGAATTAAAGTACAAATGAACATCATGACCTAATTCTTTAAGTTGTTTAGATGAAAAATATATTTCACAAAAATAAGCATAAAAATCTCCAATACCCGAACTAAAATTTATTTGTATATTAATAGTCATTTTATAAATCTAATAATTTTAATGTGTATTCAATACTACTTTCAGGTGATAAGTATTTTTCATAATACTCTCTAGCGTTTGTTGAAATAAAATTCAAAAATTCTTTATCGTCTTTTACTTCTAAAAATTTTTTTGTTATCATATCCGCATGATGTTGTAACCCATTTCTATCTAAGTTCATCCAATCTTTTAAGTCATCCGGTCTTTTAACTGAAATATAATGATAATTCGGAATCAATGGTTCGTGAAATTCACTTGTAAATTCAAATCTAATGAATGGAATACCCATTGCCATACATTCTATATCTCTATAACAAATTTCAGCTCTACCTGCAACAGAAAATGCAACTTCAAAATTCAACATTTCGTTAGCGTAATTTTCAAACCCACCAATTGGTCCTCCACCATAAAAAACATCAGGACTAAAATAATTAAGAATAGGTCTTGTTGATGTATCTCCTCTGAAATAAAATTTATCATTGGAGATGTCCATGGTTTTTCTTAAGTTATAATAATAATCTAAATCATACTCATTTGACGGAAAATATATCCATGGAAAGTATTTGTATTGATTTTGGGGTGAAACATGATGATATACTTTTTCTCTAATAAATTGAGAAATAAAAACTTTTTTTACATTATCATACGATTGTAAGTTTAAAGTTGCTGAGGTTAAATCATCAGCAACTCCAAACACATATGTTTCACCTGTGTCATAATCTTCAATAATCATTTCACATTCGTAGGTCAATACATCAACATCATTTTCATTATGTTGCCACCCCAGTCTAACTAATTTTTGTCCGAGATGAGCATCTCTATAATATCTATCGGTCACGACATCATGTTTTTCCGACAATTTTTTAATAAAATTATCAAAGAATATATTGTAATACCTATATTTTTTACTTTGATGGTTTGTTGGTTGATGAACTATTAATTTTCTACTCATTAATTTTATTAACTAACTATATTATGGTGTAATCTGCCTGTTATTCTATCACACCATCCTTTAGATGTTGAAAACGGCCATACAACCCAATGTGATGGTAATTCGTCTGTTTGGAATTCTCTCCACACTTTACAATATTTGTCAGGGTCTCTCATAAAACCAGCAATTTCGTTTTTATCAGCATCTTTTCTAAATAAAGTCTCATCTTTATCATTATGGAATGCAACAACCCAAAACTCATAATCTTTTTCAGGTACTTGGTCATAACCAATATCAATACAATGTTTGAACATCATACAAAAACTATCTTTCCATTCTTGCTCTGTTTCAAAATTATATGGATTTGGTGGGTAGTTTTTATCTAAAGTGTATTTATCAATCGCTCTCTTTTCAAATAACAACCCTGAATACTTTTCGTAGTCTGTTAAGGTTCTAATTGGACCAAATCCAAATGGACCATCATGTCCTTCTTGTTTTTCACCATCCATACCAAATAGTTTTCTATTTGTAAAATGAGAATGTTTGTTTTTCTCCCCCCACGTTTTGTCGTCATCCCATTGTTTGGTTCTACCTTTACGAGTATATTCATGATATACCACAGGAATTTGTGGATGGAACAAATCGTAACCCCAAGTATAAGCTCTTGCCGCGATTGAAATTTCTTCACCATGAAAATAATATTCAGGGTTGTGTTGGACTTCTAACGAGAAGGCACCCAATGTAAAACAAAAGTGTGCTGAATAGAATCTTGCCGTCACAGGTTTTTTCATTTCTCTCCATCCCGGGATTGTTTCAGGTAAAAAGAATACAGCACCTTCAGGGATGAATCTATCGAATACCATTCTCCATGCTTCATTCACTCTACCTGCTGGGTCATTTTCAGGGTCAAAAGATGGTACGTAACCTGTTAACAAAGGTTTCTCATATCCGTCTTTTTGAAGACCTTTAATCATCTTGATTAAAATATCGTCCCAATCTTTAACAAATCTCATATGAGAATCTATTTGAAGGGTATATGTCTCACCACCATAAAGTTGTTGAGTTAGATTTCTTGCCCAACAAACACCTTTGGATTCTTCGTATGGAATATCCAAGATTTTAAATCTTTTATCTTTTCTATAGTCTTCTAATTTATCGAATCCATCGTCTTCACTAAATTGTCTTGCAATTCCAAAATGAATATTTTTAGGTTTCTTGGCGTTCTCCAACATATTTTTAATTGTTGGTTCTAATTGTGGGTCTCGGTAAGAGGCGATTTGAACAAATATTTTCATAGTATTACTTTTTGTTTTAAAAATAAAAAACCCTCGAGATAAGTCGAGGGTTTAATGAAATATATTTTATTTTTTTTTATATACATCCCACTGGGTTTACAAATGTAATTACACCTGGACCAGATGTACCATCTATTTCAATACTTTTAGTTCCATCAGAATACCATCCATCAGGAGCTTCGTTAGTTGGAGGTATACCTGCAGTTAAGTATAACGTTTCTCCCACGTTAGGACCAGGTCCTCCCGCAACAGTTCCGTAAATTGTTTGTGGTGTTGCAATACACGCCGCATTTTCCGTTCCTCCTGTTCCTAAACTATATGTATAATAAGCGAAGGTTGATGTAGGAGTTGGTGTTTGAGTAGATGTTTGTGTAGGGGTTTGTGTATTTGTTGGTGTAGGAGTTTGCGTAGATGTTTGTGTCGGTGTTGGAGTTAATGTTTGACATACGCTAAATCCTCCTGTTTGTGTACCATTATTTAATTGAACAACAATTTGAGAGTTATTAAAATAACCGTTTAAGTTTTCAGTGCTTGGTCCAATAATTGTATTATAGAATATAATATTTTCATCAAATAAAGAATCTTCACCATAAATTGTTATTGATGGGAAATATTGTCCACACGCCTCGTCAGATGTTGTTCCTGAATATACTGTAAATGCAAATCTATTACCTGTTGGTGTTGGTGTTTGAGTTGGTGTTCCTGTTGGTGTTTGTGTTTGAGTTGGTGTTTGAGTTGGTGTAGGAGTTGCCGTTAATGTGGTTGTTGTAGTTGGTGTTTGAGTTTGTGTTTGAGTTGGTGTAGGAGTTTGTGTAGGAGTTGCCGTTAATGTGGTTGTTGTAGTTGGTGTTTGAGTAGATGTTTGTGTAGGAGTTTGAGTCTGAGTTTGAGTCGGTGTTGGTGTTAATGTTTGACAAGCAACATAACCACCTGTTTCTACTCCATTATTTAATTGAACAACAATTTGAGAATTGTTGAAATATCCTGTTAAGTTTCCAACACTTGGTCCAACAATTGTGTCATAAAGTATTGTGTTATCATCAAAAGTTTGTTCTTCACCATAAATTGTTATTGATGGGAAATATTGTCCACACGCCTCGTCAGAGGTTGTCCCTGAATAAACACTAAACATAAATCTATTTGCAGTTGGAGTTGGTGTTTGAGTTGGGGTTCCTGTTGGAGTATTAGTTGGAGTATTAGTTGGTGTTTCCGTATTTGTCGGAGTATTTGTTGGAGTTTCTGCCGGTGTTCCTGTATTTGTTGGTGTATTTGTTGGAGTACTAGTTGGAGTTGCCGTTGGTAATCCAATACAACCATTAGGGTCTGATTGTGTAATTTCACCTAAACCTCCTGATACAATAAACCAAGCGGTTCCATTAGAATAATATCCATCAGAAACAGGATTAGTTAATGGGTTGCCAGGTGTTTGATATAAGAATTCACCAACATTAGGACCCGGTCCATCAACTACTTGACCATAAACCGTTTGAGGTGATGCAGCAAAGTTATTACAAGCATCACTTGCATTATTTCCAAAACCTAAACTATAAATAAAATATAAAAAAGTTGTGGTTGGAGTTTGAGTCTGAGTTGGTGTTGGAGTATTAGTTGGAGTTTCTGTATTTGTTGGTGTTGGTGTTTGTGTTGGTGTACCTGTTTGTGTCGGAGTTTGAGTTTGAGTTTGGGTAGGAGTATTTGTAGGAGTTTCCGTATTAGTTGGAGTTTGAGTTTGTGTTTGAGTTTGGGTTGGTGTAGGCGTATTTGTGGCCGTATTACTTGGCGTTGGAGTATTTGTTGAAGTTGGTGTATTAGTTGGAGTTGGCGTATTACTAGCAGTAACCGGAGGAAATGCTCCTTGGTTTACCAATACAACATAAGGTCTAAATGAAGGTGCAATTGAATAAGTATTATTAAGTAACCAAATATTCTTAGTTTGATTTGGATTTAATTCAACTTGGTATTGCCATAGAGAATCATCACATCTTCTATAGTTAAAGTTCACTAAAGTGGAACCTGTATTTGTTAAAGTATATTTACTACATGCCATCTTATTTTTGTTTTATATATAAATACTATAATAGTATTGATTTTATGTTTTTATCTTAAATTATTTTTTTATTTCAAAGGATATTAAAGATTATGATGGGTCCGCCATTGTAATTATTAGTACATCACTCGATAATAATGGTACTCCACCTAAAGTTACATCTACATTTTGACTACCACCATAAAGTGAATTCAATATTACAGTACCATTAAGAGTAATAGTTAAAACACAGTCAGATGGAAGAGTTGTTGATATATTTATCCCCGGAGAATTACTAGTACCGTTTTGATAACCCAAAAATGTATTACCTCCTGTTACTGGAAATGAACCTTGTTCATATTGAAATGTTAAGTTACCCGGATAACTTGCACTATCGAAAAAACTATTTATAGTACTTCCTGAAACAGAAGAATTTGTAATTGTAACATTAATAATTGGTGAAGGTGTTGGTGTTTGAGTTGGTGTTTGAGTCGGAGTCCCTGTATTAGTTGTTGTTGTTGTTGGTGTAGGGGTTGGTGTAGGAGGTGCAACAATTTCAAGAGTAAATTTATAAAAAGTTGAACCACTACCCCAAGTCCAATCATAACTTCCCGGAGTTAATCCTAAACTTGAAATGGTTTTTCCATTGTAAATTGTTGAGCCAGTCATAAAACTACCTGAAGTATATGTAGAAGGAAGTAGTATAAAACTATTACCCCCCACTCCAAAAGGACTTCCTGTCGAAGTATCCCCAAATATTTGTGGACCAGAACCAAAACTAACTGGACTTGTAAATGTAATACCTGAAATTGGGTCGTATCTATTCAATTCTGATACATTAGAATCAGAACCAATTAAAATTTGACGACTACCAGGATACACATAACTATCGATGGCTTGAAGGTTTACGAATTGAAATAAATCTGTATAATCAATAACCCCTGAACCTGACATCACAACATTAGGTCCATCTTCAAACACTCTAACATAATAATTAGGTGCAGGAATTGTTGGTGTCGGAGTTGGTGTTCCCGTGTTAGTCGGAGTATTAGTTGGTGTTGTTGTTGGTGTTGGTGTGTTTGTAGGAGTGTTTGTTGGTGTCTCAGTATTAGTTGGAGTTGGAGTTTGAGTAATTAAACCAGCACATCCTAATGGGTTTGATGAAGTAATTTGTCCAAAACCACCTGTAACTTGATACCATGCAGTTCCGTTAGAATAATATCCATCTGGTACGGCATCTGTAAGAGGTCTTCCTTCGGTTTCGTATAAATATTCACCCACGTTTGGACCTACACCACCTTCAATTGTTCCGTAAATTGTTTGTGGTACAGCAATACACGCATCATTAGAAGTTGCACCTGTCCCTAAACTATACGTATACCATGCAAATGTTGATGTAGGTGTAGAAGTTTGAGTAGGTGTTTGTGTATTTGTTGGTGTATTTGTTGGTGTATTTGTTGGAGTATTTGTTGGTGTACTTGTTTGAGTTTGAGTTTGAGTTTGAGTTGGTGTTTGAGTTGGTGTTGGAGTTTCTGTGTTTGTAGGGGTTACGGTATTAGTGGGAGTTTGTGTATTAGTTGGAGTATTAGTAGGAGTTTCGGTATTAGTTGGTGTGTTTGTTGGCGTTTCCGCAGGTGTTCCTGTATTAGTTGGTGTATTAGTTGGAGTTTCCGTATTAGTTGGTGTATTAGTTGGAGTTTCCGTATTTGTCGGTGTGTTAGTTGGAGTCTCTGTATTAGTTGGTGTGTTAGTCGGAGTTTCCGTATTTGTCGGTGTGTTAGTTGGAGTTTCTGTTGGAGTTTGTGTTGGAGTTTCTGTATTAGTTGGTGTTGGTGTTGGAGTCACAGGACAAGCAGAAATCGAAACAATAGTCGCACCTGTTGTACATCCAATCCCACAATCAGTACTTAATTGATATTCTATTCCATCAATTGCATACCATCCTTCAGGGTTTCCTGTATTTGGACCGCTTGGGTCAGAGAAAAATGCAGTACTTGCACTAAACACCGGGTTGTTACCCCATATTGTTGCAACTTGAGCACAATTACATGAAACACCACTATTATTTTCACTATGACAAATATTGTCAAATTCATATCTAATAGGTTCTGTCGGGGATGGTGTTATTGTTGGTGTATTAGTTGGTGTTGTTGTTGGCGTTGAACTTACAATAGGTGTTGATGTATTAGTAGGTGTATTAGTTGGCGTCTGTGTATTAGTTGATGTATTAGTTGGTGTTGGAGTAGGTGTTGTCACAACACTTAAACAAGTCGAACAATTATCATAATCTATTGATAATGATGATACATAATCAGAACCAGTTCCCGGGGCCTCAGTATTAACAATTTCATAACACCCATCTGATGTTTCTCCTGAGAATGTTAAATAATAATTCCCTCCAATCACAGGAAGAGATACACTATTAAAATCAACATTTAAAGCAGTACCACCCAAACAAGGGGCAATAAGGTATGTTACCAAAATTTGAATTTGAGTTTGTGTTGGAGTTTGTGTTGGTGTACTAGTTTGAGTATTAGTCGGAGTTGAAGTAGTAGTATTAGTTGGAGTATTAGTTGGTGTTTGAGTTGAAGTGGTAGTATTAGTTGGCGTATTAGTTGGAGTTGATGTATTAGTAGGGGTATTAGTTGGAGTATTAGTTGGTGTTGAAGTACTAGTCATTGTTGGCGTAGGTGTCGGAGCTAAAACATCTAAACTATAAGTGTATCCGTATGTTGGCACATAACAATTATATGTTCCATACACATAGTCTGAAATATAATTAAATGGGAACACCTGAGTCCCAAGACTAATTGTTCCACCTGATTGAGGTAGAAACGTTACATTTGTGGTTAAACCACTTAAATTATCACTTAAAATTCTTATTCCTAATGCCATATCAATAAATACTCTATTTTTCTTATTTTATTTTTTTTTTAACAAACACCTTGATTTATAATTAATGTTCCCGATATCTGTATAAATCTTCCACCATCCGATATTGTAAAATTAGCATTAACCGGTGGTATAGTTAACTCTCTATTACCGTAAACATGGTCACCAACAATAAGTTGGGTAAAAGGTTTTATTGAATATACCGTGACATTAGTAGGATTTGCAAATGAATTTACCGATTCACACACATTTTGATACCAACCACCAGTTCTTAAATTTTGAATATAAATTGGTTGAGGTGTATTTGATGGTGTTGCGGTATTGGTTGGTGTTGGAGTCTGAGTAACCGGAGTTGGAGTTAAACTCACAGTAGGGGTTACTGATGGTGTAATTGATGGTGTTGGTGTATTTGAAGGACACAGTCCAATATTATTTATTGTTAATGGTGCACCATAATCTTCTTGAGTTAAGTCATCCGCGCAAACAAAATCAGTTTGTAATGGATTTACTTGTGAAACACTAATAATTCCTGTACAACCTGTCCATTTATAATATCCTTCTTGAATATTATTATAATTGGTTATTTGATATTGATAACAACTCATCTCTATATTTTATTTTTTTTTATTTTATAAATATGTTTTTATAGTCCGTATTTTGATTTTAACTTATTTTAATATATCCGTAATTTACTACCTGAGATGTACCACTGTTATTGGTTATACCAAATGTAAAGGTATTTGTATTTGAACCCGCCGGTGCTGAAGTACTAATACTTCCCGCAGTTCCAACTATCTGACTTGGTATTGATGTTAACTCCAAAGCATTTCCCGCAAGATAATACCAACCATATTGTACACCTATTGCAGGTACGTTTGTGTTTGATAATGTTACTGTTGCATTCCAATTAACAATACCGTTTGGAATATTTCCATTCACCCACATAACATATGATTGACCTGCAGTAACTGTAAAACTAACAGTATTTGTGCCTGCGGATAAAGTCCAACTTCCTGAGACAGGTGAGACCACATTTGTAGAATATCCACTAAATAATGTTTCTTTAGAAACTTTAAATGATTCTGTATTACCACTATTGTTTATAACAATAAATGTTCCGTTGGTATTTCCCGTAAATGTTGGTAATGCACTTATTTTTGTATTTGCCATTTTATTTTATATTAATGTTTTTATAATCCATATTTTAATTTATCTGCGTTGAAGTTTTGTAAAACTTGTGCAGAGGTAAGTGATGCGTTGTATAAACGAGTTATACCAATTTTTCCATCAAACCATTGAGCAAACTCACCTCCATTGTAACTACCTATGTAAAGTGGGTTAGTTGAGTTTAATATACTCGACAAATTATGACCAACACTTCCTATACTTACACCATTTACAAATGTCTCAAGTGTCTTAGATGCAACATTGGTAAACACATAAACTATCTGATACCAAGTACCAATCGTTCCAACGTAGTTTGTACTATTAACAAACAATGATGAACCACTACCACTACCGGAACCTATTTGAGCATAATAAGTTGTATTTGTTGTTCTAATACTATAACTCACATCAAGAGATAATCCACCATTATCAAATTTTCCAAGTACAACATCATTACCCAAAACCGATTGGTTAACCCATACTTCCATAGTCCAATTCCCACTTCCTGGTTCTAATAATACATTATCTACAACACTAACTTGTGATGAGGTTCCATTGTATGTGAAGTATGGTGATGTATATGTGATATTGGACATTGTTCCATTTAATCCATTACCTGATAAATCATTAATTGTTGTACCAGTACCGGGGTAACTTGATGGATTACTTGGGTCATAATATAACCTAAGGTTACTTGTTACAGGTGCATTAGGTGTTGTGGATGGTGTTTGAGTTTGAGTAACTGTTGGTGTGTTAGTATTTGTTGGCGTTGTCGTATTTGTTGGTGTAGGTGATAGAATAATATCAATTTGAATATTATCATCATTTTCCGCAGTTGCAACTGAATTATCTTCAAATAATAAGAAATCTAAATCAGGTAAAGTTGGAGTTGGTGTTGTTGTATTTGTTGGTGTAGTTGTATTTGTCGGAGTTGGAGTATTGGTAGGGGTTTTACTTGGAGTGTTAGTAGGTGTTTCCGTATTTGTTGGTGTTACCGTTGGAGTGCTAGTTGTTGTAGGGGTTGGAGTTGGTTCCAAAAATCTTGTGTAAGTGTTATTATAACTTTGAAGAATGTCTGATGATGATAATGCCGTATTATAAATTTTTACAATTGCCAAATCCCCATCAGTAAGATTACTTGATATTAAAGTTTCATCCCATCTTCTCATCAGTCTTATTTCACCACCTGATTGTGAAGCCACTGATGTAGTTAATGTCCCACCAGAAGCAACTCCATTAACATATTGTCTTATTGTCGTACCATCATAAGTACCAACAACTTGGTACCAATTACCTACAACAGGAACTACTCCTGTAGTTGTTCTCCATAAACCACCACTAAGGTTATAAAACCCTACTGATAGATTAGAATTAGTTGGCATATTATTCGTACCAATACTAAAATTCAAAACTGAGTTGTTAAATTGGTTTGAAACTATTGACGAAACTTTTCCTACTAATGATGTGGTTAATCTAAACCAAACCTCAACAGTCCAATTAGATAAAGTTCCAATGTTAGGTATTGTACCATACTCCAAAGACACATCATCAAATTGTAATATTCCATCATAAGAAGATGAGTATGTTGGTGAATTAAATAATGTAGCATTATTTGCAGTTCCCGCTAAATCAAACCATGTACTACCTGAACCAGGATAAGATGATAAATTTCCTGAATCAAGATTAATTAATAACCCCGCAGGTTGAGTTGATGATGGTGTTGGTGAAATTGTATTAGTCGGAGTCGGTGTATTAGTTGGTGTTTCTGTATTTGTTGGAGTCGGAGTATTAGTTGGTGTTTCTGTTGGAGTTGAGGTAGGTGTATTACTTGGAGTTGTGGTAGGAGTTAATCCTATAGTAACTGTAGGTGTTTGTGTTGTCGTAGGTGTTGGCGTTGGTGTTGGAGTTGAGGTAGGTGTATTACTTGGAGTTGTGGTAGGAGTTAATCCTATAGTAACTGTAGGTGTTTGTGTTGTCGTAGGTGTTGATGTATTTGTTGGTGTCTGAGTTGGTGATGATGTATTGGTTGGTGTTGTCGTAGGTGTTTGTGTAGGAGTTCCTGTATTTGTAGTTGTAGGAGTATTTGTTGGTGTTTCCGTATTTGTTGGCGTTTGTGTAGGAGTTTCTGTATTTGTAGGCGTAGGAGTATTTGTTGGTGTTTCCGTATTTGTTGGTGTTTGAGTTGGTGTTTGAGTTGGAGTTTGCGTATTTGTAGGTGTAGGTGTAGGCGTCCCAGTATTTGTTGGTGTTGGATTTATTAATTCATAATATAAATCATTACTTGGTATAGAAAGATAATACAAATCATTATCCGGAATAAAATTATAATATAAATCATTACTCGGAATAAAAATGTAATATAAATCATTACTCGGAATAAAAATTCTACAATTTAAACAATTAGGGTCTAATAAATTGTATTTTAACTTTAATAAATTAAAGTTATGTTTTATTTGAGATGCATTTAATGGTTCGGTGTACATTCTAAACGCACTTATATCACCAATCATACTACCCCCAAAATATTCTTCTAGCTTAATGTGAGTTGTTAGACCTGAGTAAATTGTATTATCTAAATCATGTGTTGTTAAACATTCAGGGTCTTGTTGATAAACAATGTCATTAATTGTAGGAGGACATCCACCTGAAAAAGTTAAATTATCATGAAGACCTTGAGTTCCTCCACCCAACGATATGTTATATCCAACCCCAATTTGTTTTTCTTTTGGAGTATCTAATAGTCGTGGAATAATTTCTTCAAAGTTTTCTGCAACCATGAACAATTTACCATTCACATAGAATTTCATTGTCCCTAATCTATATTTTTCTTCGGCCGTCCAATTATCATTGAATGTTACAATTTCAGTTGTTGCAGGGTCATATTTTTCCTCGTGAGTAATTGGTGGTTCGATTAAACTAATACTATTGTTTGCAGTTGTCGCAGTATAAATTTCTTTAACAATTAACCCAAGACCTCCTTTATTATTTAAATCACAAGCATCAAACCATTCGTTTCGTTGAAATACTGCGTCAATTTGAACCCAATGTTCAACATTTGAATAAGTTGTACCACTACAGTCATCAAAGATTCCTCTTGTAGAACACCATTCAGTAACTGAAGTTCCTGTTGTATAGGTTATACCTGTTAAACAAGTACCTGTTGTTTCACAACCTCCTGTTATTCGATATGTTTTCACACATAACCTTGGACTTCCTGTATCACCACTTAATCTTAAAGATAATGCATTTGAAACCCCATCATACAATGGGTCTGTTTCAGGGTATTGTGCCGTTACCCCACAAGAACATGGGCATCCACAACTACAATTATATGAAGTACCACCTGATTGTTGGTAAACTTTCAAACAATCATGAGGATTACTACCTAATAAACTACAAGCACAAGTATCCATACAGGTTAAACCTGAAGTAACTCTTGTATAACCCGAATCTTGTTTTGGTGAACCATCAGGGTAGTGATAGAATTTGTTTTCCGCTCTCGCTCCCATATAAAAGAACGTTCCTTTATTATTTGGGTATCGAGAATTTAAACCAACAGATGTATCACCTGTCCATCGATATCTTAACATAAATTCCGCACTCCATCCTAAATTAGGTCTTTCAGGAAAAATTTGGTAATCATAACCGGCAACCTTATAAAATCCTTGGAAAAATCCACCATCTAATCTTGCAACATATCCGATATCACCTCCGGCATTGGTATAAGATAAATCATACGAATATGAATCATCATTCCATAATCTATTCTGTGATGTTGTGAACCCAGTAATTGGGTGCATTTTCATCCTTCTATCGTATTTGTATCTACTAAATTTGTCTGATTGAGATGTGTAAAGTCCTGTATTGATTTGAATAGTCTCTCCTGACATATGTTTTACCAATCCATTGTCAATCCCTGTTAAACCAACATCACATAAGTCAGTTATTATAGGACAAAAATTTGGGTCAGTGTCTGTAGGGTTCCAATAATTTTCAGATACGATAGTATCATAGTCAAATGTACATGCACTTGTTGTACACAAAGTTGTTCCTGAACTATCAAAATTAAACTTAAATGGCATTCTATTACCATCTAACTCTCCTATTAGTAAAGGTGAAAACACAACCTCTTGGTCGTAATCTTTTTCGTCTGAAGCAAGACAAATGTCCGTGATTTCATTCGCCGGTTTTAGACCCCATCGTCTAAAATTATACTGATTAATGTTTTGATATGCCATATACAATTGATAAATACCTTGTTTCATAGTATTTATAATTAAAAAGAATAGATGATTAGCGTAGACACAGAATTTTATTCATCACCTTATTATTTTCTTATCAGAGATAAAGGGGATAAATATTCCTTATATTTCTCCGTAGAGGAAACTTTAACTGAAGCCCGTAAAAAAGACGAGGTCATTCACTTTGATAAAAAGAAAGGAAAGAAAGTTAAAAATTATTTGGAAAAAACCGTAAAAGACAAAAAAAAGAAATCAACCAAAACACTTAAAACTGATTTGGAAGAATTAGTAAACGCAGACGGTGCTATGTCAAACTCAGCAATTCCAATCCTTGACCCAAAAGTTGGGGCGGAAAAAACAATGGACCAAACAATATCTATGGCTCGTATAACCAACGACCCTATTGCTCGTGGTTATAGAACATATTATGGTGAAAGTGAAATGAAAGAAACTAATTTGTCAAAAACTTTTGGAAATAAAGAAACTAAAGACATGGATGGACCTGAAACTTATAAATATTATATTGAAGAATTAGGTATGGATGAAGATGAGGCAAAAGAAAGAACAAAGGAACAAGGAAAAGATTGGACAGGAAAAAAAGATAAGAAGTCAGAATACTATGATGACCCTAATTTTATTTCAAGAGAAACATTATCTGAAATACAAAAACAAAAAGCAATTAAAGTTGTTGAAGATTTATTAGTTAAGAAAAAATCATCAAACAATGCCGATGTAAATAAAAAAGAATTAGAGACCTCAAGAATGTTAAAAAGAAATTTATCGGTTTTGAAGAAACAAGCAGAAAAAGAAGGTATTTCAGTTTCTGAATTAATTAAAATGTTAAAGAGTGAATAAAGACCTATACAATTCATCCAAAGGTGAAATAGAATTTCCTAAAGAGAAAAAGGAACATATGAAAAAATGTTTTCATATGGTTAAAGGTGCCGATGAAAATACCGAAGGTTTTAACAGAAATAAGGAATTACAAAATCAAAATTTTATAGAATATAAACAATTAAAAAGGATTAAAAATTTCTTTGATAATTTTATTGGAAACCAAAACGAACCGTCATTTATTTTAAATGGTGGTGTTGTTATGAAAAATTGGGTTAATGATGAACTTCGTAAAATGAGAGAATTTGGAGATTTAACCAAAAGAAACAAAAAAGATACGGGGATGCAAAACTCATACATTAAACCTCACGAGAAAAAAGATTTTACAAATGTAAGAAAATCTCAAGAACATTCAAAAACTGTTGAACGATATGATGAGGCGGTTACGAATACCTTGAAAAGAATAAACGAAATAATGTTAAAACTATAATTATGGCAACCGAAATTACAGTCGATTTATCACAAAATGTTGAAAACACCCTTTCAGCCATTGCTGAAATGGAAAGAGCTAAACTAATACCTAAAAATGATTACAACTCAGTGGGTAACGAATATTCTTCAGTGAATAAAGATGCCGTTGCAGATGGAGATAATAAAGGTAGAGGAACCGGAGTATTCCTTGATGTGTATAATACAGCGGCAGGTACTGCTCAAGATATTATCGAAAGAAAGGACGATATTAAAATAAATAAATTTAATTCATCTAACACTTACCCGAACTTTCAACTATAATGAAATTACAAAACTCTCTTAAAAGTTTAATATTAGAAATTGCGTCAATTGAAAGTGTTATTGATGCAATCAAGACTAAACGAGTAATGGGTGCTAGTTATGATGGTGACGAACCAGGTGGTAAAGGTCAAAGACTAATAGAACCTGTTTGTGTCGGAGTCAGTAAAGCTGGTAACCGAGTTGTTCGTGCTTGGGAAAGAGAGGGGGCATCTCACACTGCAACAATTGGTTCACAACCATTACCCGGATGGAGACTTTTTAGATTAGATAAAACATTCACTTTCCTACCAACATCAGAAGTTTTTGATGAAATGAGACCAGGGTTTAATCCTAATGGAGATAAAAGTATGGTTTCTGTCGAAATAGTTGCAAACTTTAACACACCACCAACACCTTCTATAATACCTCAACAATTTCAACAAACACCTGAAACTCCGGAAACACCACAGCCAAACAATGATGAGGTTATTGATAGAACAATTGATTCATTAACGAACGAGTTTACACAGAAATACGGTGAAGGTGGGTTTGATTTATCCAAATCTGCTGAAGCATTCAAACGAATCTACGCGGCAATAGAATCAGAAACCGGAAATAAATTAACAGACGCCGAAAAGGCATCATTAAGAACAACAATAACAAACAAATTACAAAAATAATTTTAACCTTATAATGACAAAATCATAAAATCGTTTATGATTATATTAAAATTCAAAACTTATGAGTGATTTAATGCAAAAATTAGCAATGTCAAACGCTAAAGCCCTAATGAGAGAAACCGATAGTCCAAGAAGAATGGATTCATCATCGCAATCAATGGTTCAACAATTTGACGTTCCAAACGTAAAATATAACATACCACAAGAATATCTACAAGAAAGTCCTCAACAATCGGCACAACCATACCTTTCATCATTACCTGTTGAAAATACTAAACCTGTTGGTGTACCTACGGTTGACGCAATTAAAAACTCAAAACTACCGGATGAAATCAAAAAATTAATGATGGAACATCCAATTGCCCAACCAAACCAAGCACCTACAATGACAATGTCTAACGAGTTGATTGAAAAATCAAGAAGATTAATGGGTCACAACGAAGGAAGTTATATTCCTGAATCTGCAAAACCAAAATCAGCACCTATTCAACAATCGGAACCAACTCAAAATACCGGAATTAATTATAAATTAATTCAAAAAATGATTAATGAAGCAGTTACTAAATCATTAAAAGAAAATGGTTTGATTGCTGAAAGTACAGAAAAATCTAACGAAACGTTTAGTTTTAAAGTTGGAAAACACGTATTTGAAGGTAGAGTAACAAAAATTAAAAAAATGTCTTAACGACTTTCTTTCTACGACATAAATTATTATATTTTAGTGAATATAATAAATAACTATGTCAAAAATAAAAGTATTAGTCGTACCATCCGACAGAAGCGGAGTTGGTAAATTTAGGTCAGTCGACCCTCACATTTTCTTACAAAATCTTTATGGTGATGATTTTCATATTGATATCATCTATGACCCGTCCTATGACGATATGAATTTTTGGAAACAATACCAAATTGTTAGTTTCCATAGAAGTATCGGTCCTGATTTTGAAAAATCTCACGAATTAATCCAAAAATTAAATACTATGGGTATCATAACTGTTTGTGATATCGATGACTATTGGATGCCCGGTAAAGAACATCCTATTCATGACATTATTATTTTTAATAAAATAAACGAAAAAATAGTAGCAAATCTTAAGGTTGCGAAATATGTTACTACAACAACCACACTATTTGCAGATGAAATTAGAAAATACAATAAAAATGTTTTTGTATTACCAAACGCGATAAATCCTAACGAACCTCAATTCAAAGAACCAACATTAGAATCTGATAGATTAAGATTCGGATGGTTAGGTGGTTCATCTCACTTACACGACATTCAAATATTAAACGAAGGGTTTAATAAATTAACAAAATACCAAGATAAAGTACAATATGTTCTTTGTGGTTTTGACACTAGAGGTACGGTAACTGAAATCAATTCACAAACCGGAGAACACGTAAAACGAAATATTAAACCTGACGAAACTGTTTGGGCTCAATATGAAAAAATCTTCACACAAGATTATAAAATAGTTTCAGACGATTATAAAAAACATTTACTATTATACAATCAAGATATATTCCCTAATGAGATGACAGAATCTTACTTAAGAGTTTGGACAAAACCAGTTACATCTTACGCAAAGAATTATTCAAAATTTGATGTATCTTTGGCACCAATTAAAAACCATATGTTTAATAGAATGAAATCGCAATTAAAAGTAATTGAGGCGGGATTCTATAAAAAAGCGTTAATTGCCTCTAATGTAGGTCCTTATAGTTTAGATTTAAAACATTGTTTAAAAAATGGAGAATTAGTTGACGGAAATGCGTTATTAGTTGATGAGGTTAGAAATCATTCTGATTGGGCAAAATACATGGAAAAATTAATTAAGAACCCTAATATGGCAAAAGATATGGGGGAAAGATTGTATGAGACAGTTAAAGACAAATACGATTTAAATATCGTAACAAAAGACAGAGCAGAATTTTATAAATCAATACTATGATAAACATACCATTAAACAAGATTTTATTTTTAGACATTGAAACTGTTGGTATTGAACCAACATGGGAATCATTGTGTTTAAATAGACCGGAACTTTCATTTCAATTTGAAAAATATTTTGATTGGTTCCAAAAAAGATTTCCGGAAGATGCGGATGAGGGTCCGGGTAAAATGTTTGTAAACAGAGCGGCATTAGTTCCTGAATTTTTACGAATTGCATGTGTTAGTGTTGCGTTTGTGGCACCTGATGGTACTACAAAAATGGAATCATATAGTAATGTGGACGAAAAAGAACTATTAAAAGATGTTCAGAAAATGCTTCATCGTACCGGTGAATTAGGATTCTTTCTATGTGGTCATAATGTTAAAGGGTTTGATATTCCCGTTCTTGCAAAAAGAATGATTATGAATGGATTATTACCTCCAAAAATATTACCAGGTCATGACACTAAACCTTGGGAGATTAAAGCTCTTGATACCAAAGAAGTTTGGCAATATGGTGGTTATGGGTCAATTGCATCATTAGAATTGATGTGTGTTTGTTTAGGAGTTGAATCTTCAAAAAATATGGAAGTAACAGGAAACAAAGTTCACGAAGCTTTTTGGGATAAAAAAGACATTAAAGGAATTGTTGAGTATTGTGAAAAAGATGTTGAAGTGTTGATAGAAGTAATTAAAAAATTAAAAGAATTAGTATAATGCAAAATTTAGATGGATTAGGGTTTGACCCCGAAATGATGGCAAGTTTTCAAAAACAATTAGAAGACCTTCAAGAAGAAGCCGATGTTGAAATTGATGATGAATACCAAAAAGAATTAGAAAAATTAATTGGTATGACTTATGAAGAAATGAATGAGGATATGATGTTAGCCCTAAAAAGTAAAACACTTAAAGTGGAATTACTTAATGATGAAATATCATTCCCGGAATACGCCTACCCAAGTGATTCAGGATTTGATTTATTCTCAACAGAAGAAATAATATTACAACCATTTGGTAGAGCACTTGTGCCAACTGGTATTAAATTGTCAATACCTGAAGAATTTGAAATTCAAGTTAGACCTAAAAGTGGTTTGGCAATCAATCAAGGGTTAACCGTATTAAACACGCCAGGAACTGTGGATTCAGGATATAATGGTGAAATTAAAGTAATTATTTTTAACACAAATAACATATCGGTATTAATTCCTAAAGGAACTAAAATTGCTCAAGCGGTTTTATGTCCAGTAGTTAATGGAAAATTTGTTAACTTAATTCAAGTTAATAATATTACTGATGGTGATAGAGGAGATAACGGATTTGGTAGTACAGGATTGATATAATATGATAACAGTAGGATATTCGACAAGGACTCACAACCCAGAGTTCATTGAGTACTTGAAAAAAAGTTCAGGTTTCAAAAAAATTGAGGTTATTGAAAAAATAAATAATGGAGAAAAATCTCTGTCCGAGGTTTACAACGAAATACTATCCGAGTCAAAAACGGATATTGTTGTTTTATGTCATGACGACATTTATTTTGATACTAATGCTTGGTATGCCAAATTAATTAAACATTTTGAAAAATCTGATTTCGGTATCATTGGAATGGCCGGGACTACTGATATGCCTGAAAGTGGTATGTGGTGGGAAAACAGAAAAAAAATGGTGGGTATTGTTAACCACGAACATGAAGGAAAAAAATGGGAATCAAAATACTCAGATAGTCTTGGTAATGATATTCTTGAAACTATAATTGTGGATGGACTTTTTATGGCAATCAATAAAAAAAGAATTAAGAAAAACTTTAATGAAGACTTTAAAGGGTTTCACTTCTATGATATACCATTTTGTTTTGATAACTATTTGGAAGGTGTTAAAGTAGGTGTTATAACAAACATCAGAATAACTCACAAATCTATTGGTCAAACTAATGAACAATGGGAAGAAAATAAAAAATTATTTGCAGAAAAGTATAAATCAAACTTGCCGGTAAAATTACCATATAATGAAAAAAGAAAACTAAAAGTATTATTATCTTGCTTATTCTTTAAAACATTTACTGGTTCAGAGCTTTATGTTTATGAATTAGCTAAAAATTTAATAAAACAAAATTGTGATGTAACCGTAATGTCCCAAATTGGAGGTCTGTTAACGGACATGGCAAAAAAACAAGGTATTAAATGTGTTTCTTTTGAAGACGCTCCCGGGTTTAAAATGGGTGACGGAAAATGGGGGCATAATACAGATAAAGGGTTTCAACCATCTCAACCAAATGTAATGTACCGAGTGTCAGAAGTTAATTTTGATTTAATCCATATGCAACATAAACCTGTTGCAGAAAGAATGATTCAATTTTATCCTGAAATTGATAAAATTTATTCAATCCATTCAGAAGTGATTCAATTGGAAAACCCAATCGAACATGAATCAATTAAAAAATACATCGCAATTAGACCTGAAATTAAAGATTATCTAATTGATTTTTTCCAAATACCTGATGAAAATATTGAAGTTATTTATAACCCAATTGATAATGAAAAATTTAAACCAAACCCAATTAAAGAAGAAAATAGTGTTCTTTTTGTTGGAACAATTGATTATCTAAGAAAAGAAACCATCATAGATTTAATGGAACGAACTAAGGAAGAGGGTAAAGAATTATGGTTAGTTGGTGAAGATAAAGGAAATTATTTACAACAAGTGTTGTTTGAACCTCATGTAAAACATTTTCCGCCAACATGGAATGTAGAATCATTTATTTCCAAATGTTCTGAAACGGCAGGTATTCAATTAGGAAGAACAACTATTGAAGGTTGGTTATGTGGAAAGCCAGGATGGATTTATAAAGTTGATTCATCGGGGTTTATTTTAGATAAAACAAAATTTGAGGTCCCAATGGATTTAGAAAAATATTATTCCTCAAATGTTGCAAAACAAATAAAAGAAGAATATATTAAAATATTATAAAATAAAGATTGATATTATTAATGAAATTATTAATTAAATTCCCAACAAGAAATCGTAAGAATAAATTTTTTACAGTATTAAAACAATATCAAAGATTATGTGAAGATATTGAGAACACATTTTTTCTAATAACTTTAGATAATAATGATGATGAAATGAATTCACCTGAGGTCGCAGATATTTTTAGTACATTCAAGAATATAAAATATGTTTATGGAAATAGTATTTCTAAAATTCATGCGGTAAATAGAGACATTGAAACTGTAGATGAATGGGACATCGTATTATTGGCTTCTGATGATATGACCCCAAAAGTTAAAGGATATGATAATATTATTCGTAATAAAATGAAAGAACATTATCCCGACACTGATGGTGTTTTATGGTTTAATGATGGTCACCAAGGAAACAATCTAAACACTCTATGTATTTTAGGTAAAAAATACTACGAAAGATTTAATTATATTTACCACCCTGAATACAAATCAGTTTGGTCAGATAATGAGTTTATGTTAGTTGGTAATCTTTTACAAAAACAAACTTATTTTGATGAAGTTATAATTGAACATGAACATCCTGATTGGGGGTATGGTAAACGAGATAATATTCATCAAGTAAATTTATTAAATGAAAGTCATGATAGAAACTTATTTATGAGTAGAAAACAAAATAACTTTTATCTATGAAAAAAATAATTAGTTTTTCTCTTTGGGGTGATAACCCTAAGTATACAATAGGTGCAATAAGAAATGCGGAATTAACACCAATTATTTATCCCGGATGGATTTCAAGATTTTATTGTGGTGAGTCCGTACCAACCGATATTATTAAAACATTAATTTCTTTACCAAACACTGAAGTTGTTATGATGGATGTTGACGGAGATTGGACTGGTATGTTTTGGAGATTTTATGCTTGTGAAGACTCAGACATAATGTTGTCAAGAGATACTGATAGTCGATTATCCAATAGAGAAAAATTAGCAGTAGATGAATGGTTAGAATCAGATAAAGACTTTCACATTATGAGAGACCATCCTTATCATAATACAGAAATTTTAGGTGGTATGTGGGGAGTAAGAAATGGTTTATTAAAAAACATGAAACAATTAATTAATGATTATACCAAGGGTGATTTTTGGCAAGTTGACCAAAATTTTTTAAGAGAAAAAATATACCCATTAGTTGTTAATAATAGTTTTACACATGATACTTATTTGAATTATAATACCAATTCAAAACAATTCCCATCTAAAAGCATAAACAAAGAATTTGTCGGTGACGTTTTTGACGAAAATGAAAATAGACACCCGGAATATTATAAATTTATTAAAGAATGAAAATAGATTACGTTATTGTATCGTCAAATAATAATCCATATTATTTGGATTTTTGGCCAATAATTTCCAAAGTATGGAAAGAAAAATTTAACATAACTCCCGTATTGGGATTAATTAGTGACGAAGATTCAGGATTTGAAGAATCTGAATATGGATTAGTTAAAAAATTTAAATCAATTGATGGTATTGATACCGGTCTACAATCTCAAATTGTTAGACTATTCATACCAAAAGAGTTAAACGGATATTGTTTAATTAGCGATATAGATATTATACCTCTTTCAGTTAATTATTTTGAAAATTGTGCTAGTCATCTAACTGAAACTAATATTGTTGTATATTCATCTGACCACCCTGAATGTTTAAGAAATAATGAGTATCCTATGTGTTATGTTTCGGCGCATAGTGAATCTTTTAAAAATATTTTTAATTTGGATATTGATTGGGTATCATTTGTTAATTTAATGAAATCACGAAATCAAGGATGGGCAACTGACCAAAAATATTTATTTGAAAAAATAAATGACTTTAAAAAAAATACAAATGATGTTATTTTGTTAGATAGAGGATGGTCCGGAATGGCTAACAAAAGAATTGATAGAGCGGCTTGGAGTTACGACCCAATTAAAGTTTCAGAGGGGTATTACATTGATTCTCATTCTTTAAGACCTTATAGTGAATATTCAGAAGAAATAAATAAATTAATAAATTATATGAATTAAATGAAAGATTATTACGATACCATTGTTGGAAAAACAACAATTTCACCTAAAACAATTTTAGAAATTGGGTCAAGAGACGGTAATGACGCAGATGAATTAATGAAATATTTTCAATTAAATAATGAAGATGTGTGGGTAGTGGAACCTAACCCGAATCAAATTAAAGTTATTGAAGATTCTCACCCTAATTTTAATTTAATACCAAACGCGATTTTTAGTGAAGAAACTGAACATGATTTTTATCAAGTTATTGGAAACGACCCTAATGATGTGGGTACTAGTTCATTAATTAATCGTAATGATGATTGGTATAAATCAAAAACAAATATAATAAAAGTAAAAACAATAACCGGTAAACAGTTGTTAGATAAAATAAACCGAGAAGTTGATATTTGTAAAGTTGATGTTGAAGGATTAACAATTGAAGTTTTAAGTAGTTTTTTAGAATTTATCACTAAAATTAAATCTTTCCATTTAGAATGCGAACATCGTGAAGTTTGGAAAAATCAAAAATTATATGATGATGTTGCCAAATTCTTAATCGATAAAAATTATACTCAAGTTTATTTTCAGTATTGTTCCGGAGGCACTTTACAGTCTGATAGTATATGGGTTTTAAATGATTATTTAAAATAAAAAAAAAATGAAGATATTAGTATTAATAATGTCTCATGAAACAACTGATAGTAATTTTGTTAATTATAAGAGAGTATGGGATGAACAAATTTCAAAATTAGATACTTCAAGATTTAATATAGAATTTAAATTTTTATATTCTAATAATGAAATATCTGAAGAATACTTAATTCAGGGTAATAATTTGATTACTCGATGTTATGAAAATTATTGGTTCTCTTTAATTTTAAAAGTTATGAGTGGGTTTGATTATTTCATTAAAAATGATTTTGACTTAGTTTTTAAAACCAATCTTTCAACTATTATTAATTTTGAAAAATTTTACGAATACTGTGAACAAATTCCTGAAACAAGGGAATTTGTTTATGATGGAGTTGTCGGTAATTATCAAGGATATTTGTTTTGTTCCGGAGCCGGAATGTTATTAAACAAAAAATCTGTTAATCTAGTATTAAACAGTAAAGAACATTTAAATGAATCATGGACCGATGATATTTTTATTGGTTTTATATTAAATGACTTAAATAATATACGTCCATGTCCATTATTGACAAGGTTTGATATTGATAAAGATAATACAACGGTTAATGAAGAAATGGTTAAATCTCATTCACATACCAGAATAAAAATCAGGTCAGGAAATCAAGATGAGTTATACACCAACATGGTTTATAACATTCTTAAATAAAATAATTAAGTTAGTATAATTATAATATAAAAAAACACATGAAATTAGGATTATCAACAATGACCAAAAATCAAGGGTCAAGATTAAAAGAATGGGTTACATATCATAATAATTTAGGTGTCGAAAAATTTATATTTTTTTTAGACAATTGTACCGATGATTCTCATCTAATATTGTCTGAAATTAAAAATATAGATATTGACATTTATTTAACTTCAGAAATTAAACCAAATCAAGTTGTTGATTCTTGGATTCTTCGTAGCCATAAAATGTATGATTTTACCTTAGAAAACTACTCTGATTTAGATTGGATTTGTTTTATTGAAGTTGATGAATTTATATACCCTCAAACAAATGTTGGATTTAAACCATTTTTAGAATCGTTAGATAGTGAATGTTTGTATATTAATTCATGGGATTTTAAAGGAGGGTTTGACGAAAATCTTCCAATTATTGGTCAATCAAATTTAGTTTGGACCGATGAACAAAGATTTAATTCGGATTATAGATGGAGAGGAAAATCAATAATTAAACCAAAAAATTTTGTAAAGTGTATGGATGCTCATCATTTCATGAGAACTGACGGTAGAATTTCAGGAGAATTTAAAATTGAGCATGTTAATTTTTTACAGGTTAATTATGGTAAAGAAGTTACAATCGATGACACACTATTCAAAATTTTTCATTTTAGAAATCACACTCCAAATAATATGACCAAATATAGAATAATAGAATACTAAAAATTATGAATATAGCAATTATTGGAGGTGGATGGATTGGATGTCATTTAGCGGTCAAACTAAAAAATACACATAGTGTTACACTATACGAAAAAAATAAAAACTTATTTGAAGAAACTTCATATAATAATCAAAATAGATTACATATCGGATTTCACTATTCAAGGAATTCTAAAACAAGGAATTTATGTTTAAATACATTTAATAGATTTTTAGATGATTATTCATTTCTAACTAAAGAGTTACCTAAAAATTTATATTGTATCCCTCAAAATGAATCAATAATTGATTATGGTACATTTAAAGAAATATTTAACAAATACAACATTGAAGAGGTTTCTACCAATTTAAAAAACATTGAGGGTTGTGTTAACACAGATGAAAGATTTATTAATTTTAAACATGCCAATTCATTCTTTAATCAAGAATTAAAAGATTTGGTAATTAATGAAACTGTCGATAAATTAAAGTTAAAAAAACTTCAAACAGAATATGATTTAGTAATTAATTGTACTAATAATCACATAAAAGACAAAAACCAATCCAATTCGTTTTATGAACCAACTATTACATTAATTTATGAAAAAATTAATGAAACATCATTTGATGCATTAACATTGGTCGATGGGAAATTATTTTCAATTTATCCATATCAAAATAATGAATATACTATTACAGATGTTGAACATACTCCAATTAAAAAATTTAAGTCAGTTAAAAAATTAAATAAATTTATATCTGAGTTTAACACAGATATAATTAAAGAAAAACGGGATTTAATTGAATCTCGTATTAAAAAATACTATATTGATTTCACCAATGATTTTAAATATAAATCTTATTTTTTATCAACAAAATCAAAAATAGAAAATTTATCTGATGATAGGTCTCCTATTATCAGTATTGATGGAAATTTAATTAATTGTTTTACGGGTAAAATACAAGGAATTTATTTAATAGAGGATTACCTAAAAGAACAATATAATTTATGACAAGAGAAGAATTAACACAATTATTTGACACTTACCTTAAAAGAGATTTTAGTGATTACGAATGGAAGGTTCATAATCGAAAAGATTATGATTCATTTGAACACGAATTACGAAATTGTGAAGAATACCATAACACATCAAAAATTGATGACAGATTTAAAATTGGAATATTACTCACCGGGCATATTAGAAATAATGATATTTTACAAGGTATTTTAAGAAAAATTAAAAAATTAGACTATGATGTATTCATTCATACATGGGACAATATCGGTAAAAAAAATAATGAGACTAATTTAAATGATGTTTTAGAGATGGATAAAGTAAATTTTGAAATATCTAAAATACCTAATGTTAAATCAGTTTTAATTGAAAATAATAAAAAAGTAATAAGTAAAATTAAAACAATTAATGGATATTTTAATTACTCGTCTCCTGAGGTTTTTATTAAGTCACAACTATATTCAATTAACCAATCATTTAAACTACTTGAGGAATACTCTGAAAAAACTAAAACTAAGTATGACATTATTTTTAAATTTAGATTTGACACCAATATTGACACTTTTATATTAGATGATGATTTAATCAAAGATATTATTGAAAATAATATTATCTTTGTACCAAATGGAGATAATAATCATATTCATAGTGATTATGGTACTTCCTGTCATGCATGTGATACTATGTACTACAAATACGGATTAAAAAAAGTTCATATTTTTGCACATACAACAATTATTTGCGATTTGTTTGCATATGGTAGTTATAAATCAATGAAAGATTATTGTGACGTTTATAATCATTATGATAACATTAATAAATCATTTATTGATGAGAATATGGAATCATTAAAAACTAATGGTGAAAATGTGGTATTTGAAAATGGTAATTATATGATGCAAGGTTATGAAGGACACATTGATTCTTGTTATTATTTTAATTGTTCATATCCTGAAAGAGTACTTCAAGTTCATTTAAAAAAATATATGTTGATTCAATCAAAAAAAGTAAAATTAAATTTAGTTCGATGAAAATTATTATAGGAAACACGGGATTAGTTGGGACAACACTATGCGAATCAATTAATTTTGATTTAAAATTTAATAGCACAAATTTACCAGATTTTCCAAACATTGTTGAGGATGGGTCTGAATTATATTTAACTTGTTTACCGGCAACAAAATGGATGGTAAATAAAAATGTGACAGGAGATTTTGAAAATTTAATAAACATTTTGAATGTTATCAAACAAAAAAAATATTCTAAAGTTATTTTAATATCAACAATTGATGTTTACAATAATTCTCCATTAAAATCAAATGAAAATACATCCCCTTTAGTTCAAAATCTTAACTATGGGAATAATCGTTACTTATTTGAAGTTCTTATTAAAGAATACCTACAAACTGAAGAGTTAAAAATATTTCGATTACCGGCTTTATTTAATCGACACATTAAAAAGAATATACTATTTGATTTAATTAACAACAATAATGTTGAATCGATTAATTCAAATTCATCTTTCCAATGGTATAATTTAAATAACTTATCAAATGATATTATCAAATATTCAGAAAAATATCCAAACGAGACGGTGTTTAATTTATTTCCAGAACCTATCAATTCATTAGAAATTATAAATCTATTCCCATCTCTATCTAATCAAGTTAATTTTTCGGAAAACAAAATCGTTTATGATTTTACTACAAAATTATCTAATAATGATTATATTTCAACTAAAGAAGAAATATTAACAGAAATTAAAGAATTAATAAATGAACTTAGCATTAAGTAATTTTGCATGGGATACTCAAGAATCTGAAGAAACATTTGACACCCTAAAAAAAATAGGTATTACCTCAATTGAAGGTGTTTTATCTAAGTTAAATTCTTGGGAAGAATTATCTAATGATAAAATTACCGAATATAAATCATTATTAGACTCACAGGGTATTTCAATATTGTCACTTCAATCATTATTTTATGGGGTTAAATGTGATAGTATATTAGATGAAAATATTTTCATTACTCATTTCTCAAAATTAATTGAATATTCTAAATTACTTTCCGTAAATGTATTAGTTTTTGGTTCACCGTCTCTTAGAAAAAAATCAACAGGGTGGGATGTACTATTACCGTCAATTTTTAAAAAATTAGACATACTACTTGATGGTACCGGAATCCAAATATCAATTGAACCAAATTCAAAAATATATGGTGGAGAATATTTCTTTACAGTTTCTGAAATTGTTGATTTTATTACCCTTAATCAATTGAAGAATATTAAAACAATGATTGACACCCATAACATTATTTTGGAAGACTTAGACCCTATAAAAGAGCTTGAAGACAATTATGAATATATCAATCATATTCATATTTCAGAAAAAAAATTATCCCCAATTAACAATCCAAATTTTCACTTAAAATTTTCAAGTCAAATAAAAGAATTGGGATACAATAAAACAATCACATACGAAGTAATGAAATGCGAAAACATTATGGATTCTGTTAAAAATTTTTATGAAATTTATAAATAAAACAATATGAAAAAGTTATTAGTTACCGGAGGTCAAGGATTAGTAGGGTCTTCAATAAACTCTGAATATAAAATTGGTCGAGAGTTTGATTTAATTAATTTTGAAGAAACTCAAAAAATGTTCGAGAAATATAAACCAACTCAAGTAATTCATTGTGCTGGTAAAGTCGGTGGAGTTGGTGGAAATATGAATCACAAAGGAGAATACTTTTATGATAATATTATGATTAACACTAACGTAATAGAATCCGCAAGAAAAAATGGAGTCGAGAAATTGGTATCCTTTTTATCTACTTGTGTTTTCCCGGATAATGTTGAGTATCCGTTGACTGAATCAAAAATCCATTTAGGAGAACCTCATAATTCAAACTATCCTTACGCATATGCTAAACGAATGGCCGATGTCCAAATCAGAGCATATAGAGAACAATACGGATTAAATTATGTTTCAGTAATTCCAACAAACATATACGGACCAAATGATAATTTTTCATTAACTCATGGACACGTAATGCCAATGTTAATTCATAAACTTTATTTAGCTCAAAAAAATAATACAGATTTTACAGTATGGGGGTCAGGAAATCCATTGAGAGAATTTATTTTTTCAAAAGACATTGCAAAACTATCTGAATGGGCTGTCAATCATTATGACGAATCAGAACCAATAATATTTAGCACATCTGAAGAGATTAGTATTAAAGATTTGGTTGATTTATTAGTGAAAGAATTTAATTTTAAAGGTAGGGTCACATTTGATTCATCAAAACCTGATGGTCAATTTAGGAAACCATCTGACAATAGTAAATTAAAATCGTATTTACCCGATTTTCAATTCACTCCAATTGAAGAAGGAATAAAAGAAACCGTAAATTGGTTTATAACAAATTATGAAAATGCCAGAAAATAAAATAGCACTAATAACAGGAATTAACGGTCAAGATGGTTCTTATTTATCAGAATTTTTACTACAAAAAGGTTATGAAGTTCATGGAACTTTAAAACGTAATTCTGTTGCGGAAAATCAAACATCAAGATTAGAATCCATTTATAATAAAGTTAATCTACACTACGCCGATTTAACTGACTTATCTTCATTAATCAGTGTTATTCAAAAAGTAAATCCGGACGAGATTTATAATTTGGCAGCACAATCTCATGTTAGAATATCTTTTGACCAACCATTGTACACTGCAAACGTTACAGGTATTGGTACATTGAATATGTTGGAGGCGGTTAAATTAATTAAACCAAATACTAAAATCTATCAAGCATCTTCTTCTGAAATGTTCGGCAATTCAATTGATGATGACGGGTATCAAAGAGAAACAACCCCAATGAATCCTGTATCTCCATATGGATGCGCAAAAGTATTTAGTTATAATATATGTAGAAATTATCGTAATTCATACAATATGTTCATTTCAAATGGTATTTTATTCAATCATGAATCACCAAGAAGAGGAACAAATTTTGTAACGAACAAAGTATGTAAAGAGGCCGTAAAAATTAAATTAGGATTATCCACCGAATTAAAATTAGGTAACTTAGATGCAACAAGAGATTGGGGTCATGCAAAGGATTACGTTGAAGCTATGTGGTTAATATTACAAGAAAACACATCAGATGATTTTGTTTGTTCAACTGGAATATCACATTCGGTTAAAGATTTATGTGAATATGTTTTCAACAAATTAGAATTAAATTATAAAGATTACGTTAAATTAGATAATAAATTTTTAAGACCTGAGGAATTACATAACCTTAAAGGAGATTCAACAAAATTAAAAAAGTTAACAGGATGGACACCTGAATACACTTTTGAAAGTATGTTGGACGAAATGGTTGAATATTGGTTAAACCATTATAAATTAAATAAAAATTAAAAATGCAAAAACCGACAAGAGGTACAAGACCAAAACCAACTTCAACACCATTAAGTGATAAAGTTGATACAAGAACAAAAAAACAACTAATTTGTTCTTTGGTCAAAAAGAAAACTAAACAAAAGTTTCTATCGGAGAGTCAAAGAAAATATTACGATATTCTCAATAATAATCAAATCACAATTTGTTCAGGACCTGCAGGGGTAGGTAAAAGTTACATAGCAATGAAAGCAGCTGTGGACTTATTATTAGACGAGAACAATGCATATGAAAAAATAATCATTGTGCGTCCAGCGGTTGAAGCAGAAGAAAAACTTGGGAGTTTACCCGGAGGTGTTGAAGAAAAATTAGACCCTTACATTTTTCCATCATACTATCTTTTAAATAAAATAATCGGTAAAGAAACAAGAGAAAAATTAAAAGAAATTGAGGCAATTGAAGTTTTTGCATTGGCATATATGAGAGGAATGAATATTGACAATTCAATATTGATTTTTGAAGAAGCTCAAAATTCAACACCTAGTCAAATGAAACTTCTTCTAACAAGAATTGGATTTAATTCAAAATTTTTCATTTCAGGAGATTTAGAACAATTTGACAGACATAAAGATAAAACACAGACCGGATTATGGGATGCGTTAAAAAAGTTCCAAGATTTAGACGATGTTGGGACATTTGAATTTAACCCAGAAGATGTGGTAAGAAATCCACTAATATCTAAAATATTAAAAAGATACGAATAATGAGGATTGCAATAGAATTAAATGGGGTATTGAGAGACACTTTAAAAAAAATACAACAGGAATATGAAAAATGGTATTTAGAAAATCCATTCACTGACCCTGACGAAGAATTTGAATACCAAGTTATTTCAGAACTTAAAAGTTTAGATATAACAAACCATTTAAAATTTAAAGATGAAGATGAATTGTATAATTTTCTATACAAAGAACATACTATGGAAATTTTTGGGCATGCAGGGTCTGTCGAAGTATCAAGTATGATGGATTTTAATGAGTTTTATTTGGATGTTAGGGATAATCATGACATTTTAATTGTCTCGGATGAGATGGGTAAATCAAAACCAGCATCATTATTTTTTATCTCAAAATTTGGGTGTTTGGTAGAAACAGTAAAATTTTACAGTGAAACCACAATAAATTCTATGTGGGATTCAATAGACGTTTTACTTACTGCAAATCCTAAACTATTATTAGAGCATCCTGAGAATAAAACGGTGATTAAATTCAACACCAATTACAACTCAGAAATTAACATCGAGCATTCAATATCAAGTATTAAAGAGCTCAAATCTAAAATATCAGAAATTTATGATTAATGTATTAGGAGAAACTTATTATGTTGACTTAGACTTAGTTGAAGAGTATATTGGAATACCGAACAACGAAGTGTCAATGTCAGGTGAAACATCTGAAATGAAAATAAACATTATTAAGTTTGACTTAGTTAAAATGTTATTAGACACAGTATTAACTGAACATGAAGATGGAGATGAAACTTTGGGGATGAAACAATCATCAAACACAAGTATTCCGTTTAGAATCGCATTCAACAGCTTATTAAATAAAAAACTTATAAATCACTATTAAAATATGGAAAATTCGTTAGAAGAAAAAGTAAAACAATCTATCCTAACATTAAGAGACAAACAAGCCCGAATTTACCTATTAGTTCAAGATACTAAAGGTAACGCAAGAGCATCTGTCCGTTATATGTATCAAATGGGTAAAACATTAAAAGACAATGGGTTTAACCCAATTATACTTCATGAAAAGGCTGATTATGCGGGTGTTGTCGCATGGTTAAGTGAAGAGTATATGGAGTTACCACATAAATCTATTGAAGGTCAAAACTTGGAAATATCTCCCGAAGACTTTTTAGTTATACCTGAAATATTTGGTTACGTTATGGACCAAGTAAAACAATTACCGTGTGCCAAAATTGTTTTAACACAATCTTACGCATATATGTTGGAGACATTACAACCAGGTCAAACTTGGGCACAATTTGGGTTTATGAAGTGTATTACAACTAATAACAAACAAAAAGATTATATCGAGAAAGTTATGAGAAATTGTTCTTTTGATATTCTTGAACCTTATATTAGTGAGTCGTTCGAACCTAAATCTTTACCTCCAATGCCAATCATTGGTATTCACACTAAAGACCAAAGTGATGCCGTTAATTTAATTAAGACGTTCTATCTAAAATTCCCACAATATCGTTGGTTTACATTTAGAGATTTACGAGGTTTATCTGAAACTGAATTTGCTAATTCACTTAAAGATTGTTTTGTAAGTGTTTGGGTTGATAATGAAAGTGGTTTTGGAACATTCCCATTGGAATCTATGAAATGTAATGTACCGGTCATTGGTAAAGTACCTAATTTACCACCTAGTTGGATGAATGAAGATAATGGAATATGGATAACAGACCAAACGTTACTTGCGGATGTTGTTGCAGATTTTATCCAAAATTGGTTAGAAGATAACATTAAACCTGAAGTTTATCAAGAAATGAAAAAAACATCAGAACAATTTTCAGATAAACAAAAATTCGAATCAACTGTAGTTACCTTATTTGAAGGTTATTTAAACACAAGAGCTGAAGCATTCGAACAACAAATAACAAAAACAGAAGAATAATATGGAAAACAAATTATCACTTTCAATTATATTACCAATTAAATCTTCAAAAGCAAAAGATTTTGAAGATTATTTTAACAAAGCAATTGAGTCTATTAAAAACCAACAAGTTGGTATTGAGGAATTAATTATAATACATACTTCGGAAGAGTCGTTAGTCTCTCATTTAAATGGGTATGATTTTGGAGACTTAACCGTTACTAAATTACTTTGGGATAAAGACCCAAGTTATATGGACCAAGTTAATTACGGAATTAAAAACGCTAAAGGTAAATGGGTTTCATTGTTTGAGTTTGATGACGAGTACTCATCAATTTGGTTTAAAAATGTTAAAACATATGCCGAGGCTTATCCTGAAATACAAATGTTTTTACCTGTAGTTGTTGAAACTGACGATAAAGGGGTATTTGCAGGGTTTACAAATGAAGCAACATTTGCCGCTAACTTTACTCAAGAAGTTGGATTTTTAACTAATGACACATTACAAAATTATCAGAATTTTCAAACTGCCGGTTCAGTGTTTAAAAAAGAAATTATTGAAGATTTTGGTGGTTTCAAATCATCAATTAAATTAACATTTATTTACGAATTTTTATTAAGATTAACGTATAATTCAGTTTCAATTATGACTATCCCTAAACTTGGTTATAAACATACTAATATGAGGGAAGGTTCAATATTTTGGAATTATAAGTTTGGAGAGTCTGTAATGACAGAAGATGAGGTTAAGTTTTGGATTCAAACAGCAAAACGAGAATATTTCTTCGTTGAGGATAGAGCCATAAAGTATGAACCATCTAATGAGTAAATGCAAGAAACTCTATCTGCGTCAACAGAAGATGTTTTATCAAAAAAAAGAGGTAGGAAAACCGTTAACTTAAACTATTTTGCAGAAAAAGAAGAATTAGCTGTAAGGAATTTTTTAATCGCCGAAACCTTTGAGGAAAAAAATAAAATTTATAATGAATTTTTAAGAGCACCTCTCGATAAGATGATATCTTCTATTATTAGACGATACAAATTATATCGTAAAGATATGAATTTTATTGAAATTCATACCGACACTCATTCTTTTTTAATGACAAAAGTTGATAAATTTCAACCGTCAAAAGAAAAGAAAGCTTATTCGTATTTTGGTACTATTTGTAAAAATTATCTAATGGGTCAAATTATTAAAGACCAAAAAGAAACAAATAGGAAAGTGTCTTATGAAGATATTTCCGCGAGTATTGAAGAAAGACCTGATATGATATATAGAATTGATGACGACATTGTAGATACAAATGCCGTCATCAATGAATATTTAAAAGAATTAAAATTATTCATAGATAAAGAATCCTTGAATGATAATGAAAAAAAATTAGGTTATGCTCTTATTGATTTATTTGATAATTATGAGGAAATTTTTTCGGGTGCCGATAATAATAAATTCAATAAAAATGTCATCCTTTTATCACTAAGAGAAATGACTAATTTAAGTACTAAAGAAATTCGTAGTTCAATTAAACGATTTAAAAAACTTTATCTAATTATTCAGGTAAAGATGAAAAACTAAACGGAAAGTATTTATTATTATGGCAAGACCTACAAGAAAAGAAATCAATTTTTCAAAAGATTCTATATTATCGCTTATGCAAGAAATCTATAATGAACTTGTTGAGCAAAGACAAACTGCAATTAGAATTCAAAACAAAATGTTGGCTATGTTGAAAGACCCTTCGGATATGATAACTATTGGACCGGTAATTGAAAAACAACAAAAAATCGTTAATGATTGTGTTGAAAAGAAAATTAGTCTTTCTAAATTACAATCAAGTATTTGGGAAAAATCTAACAATAATACTGAATCATTTTCAATGGCAGATTTGGATGAAGATTTATTAAATAATCTTATTGACAAAGATGTTTCTGAAGATTTAGAAAATTATAAAATGAAATAAGATGCAGAGCGTACCATCCGGAGGAGGAAGTAGTGGAAGTATTGATTTAAATAACTCGGAAGAATCCATAACCGCAAGAATAAAGTCCTATAAAACTTATAGGGAGGTATCTGATGCCGAAAAAAACTTAAGAAAAACAAGTGGAGATGCATTATCTAAGTCTACTTCGCAATTAGCAACACAACTTGATAAAATAAAAGACCTTCAAAAACGTTATTTAAAAGACCCTCCAAATTCAACAGATAAGTTGTTAGATTTTTTGGGGGAAACACGAGGTAATGGTAATGAAACTACAAAATACCTTAGAACTAAAGTATTAGAAGTTGCCGCAAAAATAGAACCAAAAATAGCGGGTATTGTTAAAGAACAAACAATAAAGGCGTTAGGTTGTTCTCAAGAACAAACATATAAAGGACTTTCGGTTAATTTTAATCCTAATATAACACCATTATCAACATTACCGGCAGGGGAAGGAATATACATACCAATACAATCAATTGACTTAGCATCAAGTTTAAAATTATCCCCAAAAACTCCTTTTGGTCAGATTTTTTATGAAACTGAAGAACCGTCTGCCAGTCCAATTTTTAGACCTTATGGTGGTACTAAAGCGTTTCCGATGAATAAACAATTATATATTTTAACGGAATCTCAATATTCTAATCAATCGTTTGGTCAGATTAACGGTCAAACATATAAAGGTAAATCCGGTAGAAATTTATTTGATTTACAATACACCAGAACAAATAATTTAGGGTTAACCGGTGATTTTTATCGTGTTGCATTAATTGATAGGTTAGATAACAATGGTAATATTTCAAATAATGTTGGTGAGTTTTTATCTGATTATTATAGTACAATCAAATTAGTTGATTCAACCGATATTGAAATGAGATTAATCAATTTATTATCAGGAGCAATTAGTATTAATTCGCAAATTGGTAGTGGTCCATTGTCATCACAATCAAAATTCTATATAATAGCACAAAGAATTTTAGGTTTATGTTTTGATTCAAGGCAAGAAATTGATGTTAGTGGTTCTGCTAAAATCGCTGAACTAGATGGTGTCGATGATAGTTTTTTTGAATTTACTGAAATTGACTTAAGAAATATTGATAACGAAATTTCTAATGTTCAAAATGGGGTTATGGAATTTGAAGATTGTGAGAACGTAAAATTACCTGTAGATACTCAAGTATTAATTGACCAACTTATTAATTTTAGAGACGAGTTGAGCGGTCAAACTACTCAACAACAAGTTGCTTCGATGTCAAATATTATTGACTCAATCTCACAAAACCCTAAGTGGGACCCTTTAATACCTTCCAATTTTAATGCGTCTGTCGCCATTGATAAAAATGTTATTAAACAAATACCATTGGCTGTTGCGTCAGCGGTATTATCACCTAAAGTTTTATTACCGTTATACACACTATTAGCAACGGTACAATCCGCAGCGACATATACGTATAATCAAAATATTACAAGTGCTAATACCATAATTCAATCCGGTAACACAGTTGGTGGTAGTGCAAGCAATGTTGTTACAAGTGGGGTAGATTTTTTAAACAAATATAGAACTTTTTCAATTCAAGTAATATCTTTAATTAGTAATGAATTTTTAAAAATATTATTTCAAGAATTAAAAAGAGATATTTTAAATTTAGTCTCAATTATTATTAAAGATGTTAACCAATCTAGTCGACTAAAAAAATATACAACTATTTTAAAATTAATACAAATTGTTTTAATAGTTGCTCAATTAGTAAATGACTATCGAAAATGTAAATCTTTAATGAGTAATATACTCGCATTATTAGATGCTGTAAATAATATTGGAATTAAACCACTAATTTCACGTTCAGAAATACCTGAAGCATTAATTAGATTCGCAGATTTTCTTCCAGGGTTTTCTCCTGAAAGAGCAACTATTAACACAATTCAACTTTTACAAGCGGTCGGAATCCCTACAGGAACCTTACCTGACGGTACCCCAAATTTAATGTTAATATATAATTTAGCGTCAAATAGAGGTGTCACTAAGGAAAGAGCAGAAAACGAAAAAGTTGAGGTAGTTATGAAAACACCATTTACAGGAATCGGAAAACCATTTTAAATATGAAAAAAGAAGAATTTGAAAATATAATTAAAGAACAACCAAATCTTAAAAATTTACCTAATCAAAAGTTAGTTGAATTTATGGATTTATTATCTTCAGATTTTGAAGGTACTAAAGAGAATATTATTAACTCAACTCGTTATTTAGATAAATTAGAAGAATTATATAATAACACTTTAAAAGTATACCAAGAAAGAAATAACAATGAGTAGACCACTATTTTTTCAATGTATTGTAATAGATAATCAAGACCCATTAATGTTAGGTCGTGTTCGTGCTAGAATATCAACCGAAAATTATGAAGACACACTTAAAAGTGTGGGTTGGAACCCAGAAATTGACCCTTGGTCCCCTAAAGACCCTTTAGTTTTTAATACATTATTACCTTATTTTGTTTATCAAGTACCAAAAATAAATGAGTTAATTCAAGTTTTTTATGTAAATAGAGATTTTAAATATCAAAATCAATATTACATACAAAATAGTTTTTCAAGCCCAAGAGCGTCATATGGTGAATATAATTTTGGTGCGAATGTACATACCGGAACAGGATTACAAATTGCGAACCCTCAAGATTTAAAAAATAAAAATGGTAGTTTATCTACCCCAATATCTAATGGGGTTTTTCCTGAACCAGGTGATAATGCAATATTAGGTCGTGGTAGTGCTGATTTAATTGTAAAACAAGATGAGGTTTTATTAAGAGCCGGCAAATTTACTGATAATACTTTACAACCAACAATACCTCCAATAGGTAACGAAAATAGAGGTTATTTACAATTGACTCGTTTTAGTAGTACTAAAGAAAGTTTATCACCTAAAACTTATTTTGAATTTAAAGACCAAGTAATTTTAAATAATTATTTAATTGAATGGACATTATCAAACCCTGAAAACACTCAAAATAAATTTACTGGGTCAGTTTATTTATATCAATTAAAGCCTGATTCATCGGTTAACACCAAAAATTTAACGGTGGGAAGTATTGTAAACGAAAATTTAAAAAGATTAGTTTACACACAATCATTTGCGTTATTATCAAAAACTGACACAATAAAATTTATAAATGATTTTATTAAAACTTGTAATTCTAAAAATGTTAGTTCTACCGGTGATAGATTATTTCCAGTTGTTGGTACAAAATTTCCAATATTTTTTAGACCGACAAACTTAATGTATAATAAGTTAAAATCGACTAATTCAACTGAAGTTAAAAATATTTCAGAAATATATAAGTCGATAAAATTGAATAGTGCGGACCAAGGAGGTTATGGTATTATTTTAAGTCAAGATGTAGTTAGTTTAACAACACCATTGACTCCTGTAAAAGTAGTAGTACCTCAATCAAAAGAAATTGTTGGTATGACAACTTATGGAGCATTAGGTAGTGATGTTTTATTTTTACTTTCAAATACTTCTCAAATTCCGGGTAAAAACAAAATTAATTTAAAAGACACATTATATGGAATTTCTGCTGATACATTTTCAAATGAAATAATACCAAATACTTCAAGTATGGTTCGTGGTGAAGAACTTTTAGAATTAATTAATTTGATTGTTAGATTTTTAGTTAGTCATACCCATGCTTATCCTGGATTAGCGCCAGTTACTATAACAGAAGACGGTTCAAACGTTTCAAACCTCTTACAAGAACTACAAAATGCGTATACTAAAATACTTAATACAACTATTCGACTTAATTGATATTTATAATTAAAAAGGTAAATGTCAATTTTAAGGTCTTACATAGATAAAAACAACACCATCATTTCAAACTCTTATGTTAATACAGGAAGGAACCCTGTTATTGAGTTAAATTTTGGTGCGTCTGATTTAATAGTTCCCAACTTTGGTTATACAAGATTCATCTTTGATTTAGATTTATCACTACTACGCCAAAACATCCAATCCGGAGTAATATCAACAGGTTGTACTACGGGGATGACTCATACACTAAACATGACCAACACATCTTCGTTTGATAATGAACTGTTAAATACTTTCATGTCTAACGAACGAAGAAGGGCGACCTCATTTGATTTAATCTTATTCAGAATACCTCAAATTTCCGGAACTACCGGAGGAGCTCAAGGATGGGATGAAGGTGTTGGATATGATTATAATAATTTTAATTTATCTCAAGGAAGTGCCAATGGGACATCAACCCCATTAACATTTGTCGATAGTCGAGCATATTCATCAAGACCATCAAACTGGTATCAAACAACAACAATTAGTAATTGGTCTCAACCGGGAATCTACGATAATAATAACCAAGGGGTTGTAAATTATTCAGGATTAACAATTGTTGCCCGACAACATTTTGAGTTAGGTAATGAAGACCTAAACATGGATATGTCCAATGAAATTAATGGTGTGTTAAATGGAACTATAACCGGTGTTACAGGATGGGGATTAGCATATCTACCTCAACTTGAAAACATATCCGGTCTTACCGATAGTTATAGTGTCGCATTCTTTTCAAGACACACACAAACTTTTTACCAACCATTTCTACAAACAACGTATGATGATTTAATTCAAGACGATAGAAATATATTTTTAAAGAACCAAGAAAATAAATTGTTTTTATACATTTATCAAAATGGGGATTTAGTTAATTTAGATTCAGACCCGTTTGTTAGAATTGAAGACCGAAATGGTGATGTGGTTAGTGGTATGGCATCACTAAACACTTGTTTAAGGGCAAAAGGAGTTTATGAAGTTATAGTACCTAATGGGTTTAGTGGAAGTCCAACACCTTGTCTATTCTACGATATATGGTCAGGTTTGACAATTAATGGTCAGGCAATACCTAATGTCCAAAATCAATTTATTCTTCAAGAATACAACGCAGGAATCCAAATTGGTTCAACATCAAGAGAACCTCAAAAATACGGATTTGATTTCTATGGTATTTTACAAAATGAACAAATTCTTAATTCGGATATTAGAAAAGTTGGTGTGACAATTAAAAAGGCATACACCGGACAGCAATTATTGTTGGACGTTTCATCTTTCTATAGAGTATACGTTAAAGAGGGAACTACTGAAGTTTTAGTTCAAGATTGGACACCTATTAATAGAACTCCAAATGAATATTACTTTATGTTTGATATGAGAGATAAAATACCAAATCAATATTATGTTGACATTCAAGTGAACACTTCAGGTGAGAAAGATACTTATAAGAAACAATTAACATTTAATATCGTAAATACAAAATAATATGACAAGAATAGTAAAATTAACAGAATCAGATTTAACAAGATTAGTTGAGAAAGTTCTCAAAGAACAAGAAGTAGCTGACTATATGTTCTTCAGTAATCTACAACAAATTAAAAGACAATGTGAAGTATTGTTAGAAATGGACCCTCAACAAATTGATGAAATTATTAATGAAGGAGGACATGATTGGGCTGATGACCACGTAACTGAAGCTAAAAATAACATGGACCAAGTATTCGATTTTTTAATGAACGAAACTAAAAAAGAATACATTGATTACGAAGACATTACTGAAGGTAGAAAGAAAACCGGAACTAAATTATGTGCAAGAGGTATGGCATCCGCCAAAGCTAAATATGACGTGTACCCCTCAGCTTATGCGAATGGACATGCTATTCAAGTATGTAAAGGTAAAATAAAAGGACTTGATGGTAAAAAACATTGTTCAGGAGCATATTGTTAAAAACTAAAAAAAACCTTCAAACTTGGAGGTTTTTTTATTTTATAAATTATTTTTTTATTATGTTTTGGTAATATCAAAAATATGATTATCTTTGTGGTGTTAAAAAATACTAAACAAATGAGAAGATATTTTAAAAGATTATTTAAGAGATTATGTTTAAGAATCTATTTAAGATTTAAAAGCATATCAAGAACTAATATGTCGTCTGTTGATGCAAATGAAATTAAGTCCTCCGCGATTTGTAGAAAATTAATTGCACATCCGGATTCAACTTTTTTAATTGCACCATTATCTCAGAAAAGATACATCAAAAATGATTCTTTAGGTGTGTTTATTGTTTTATCCAACAATAGAATTAACATTACCAATCACGTTTATAATTACGACGTTAATTTAAATCAAACTATTTCCGATAAACTAAATGGTATTTTTGATAAAAAAGTGGAGGCTTTACGTTTAGAATTTGAAACTGAAATTAAAAGTCAAATTAAACATTCATTAACCACCATACTTGGAAAATTAACCTAATTTAATTTTTATATTGTTCCTTAATTATTTTGATGATTAAACCTCTTAACGATTCGTTTTGAGGTTTTTTTGGTTTATAACTAACCATTGTTGGTTTGTTACCTTTACCAATTTTAGGGTCTTTCTTTTCTTCTCTACGTTTTTGTGAACAAGCAGATTTTTTTTGACTATCACTCATTTTTCCCGCAACACCAGCTGCTCGACATTTTGGGTAACTTTTTGGACTTGCATCAGGTCGACCACATGGTGGATGTTTTCCATCAACTTTGCGACAAATATTAACCCAAGGACCTTTTGGTTGTTTAGACCCTTTTGGTTTTTTCTTAGTACCAAACCAAACCGCTAAATCCTCTCTTAATAAATCTTCTTTAATAGGCTTACCATCTAAGGTAGGGTTAATCGCAGAACCTTCTTCATCATTTTGACCTTGATAACTTTGTTTTTGTTTCATTAACCTTTTTGAAATTTTTATTGTTCTGTTTTCAATTTCTTTTCTTTTTTGTGGAGTTTCTTTATAATCACCATCAGCCTCCTCATACGCCAATTCAGCATTTGAATAATGATAAACACTATCAGTAAATGGACCTAATTGTTTTTCCCCCCAAATTTGAGGAGCTAATACTATTGGAACTTTAATTGAACCTGAATTTCCGGAACCGGTTGCTTCACTAATCTTATTCTTTTTCATATATTTAACTTATTAATAAATATACAATTTAACAATAATGGAACACGAAAGACAACCAATTGGATTATTATTTGATAGTGTGGGGTACAATTCACCTGATGATGTAGATAAATTAACGGATGAAATGACAATCACTCAATCTTTTTACCTTTTAACTGAAGCATTACATTATGTTCACAAAACTAGATTATTCACAATGCAAGAAACAGAATTGGTTTCAAAGTCATTAAGAATGTTACATAAGGTAATATCGGATAATCCCAACGAATCCGAAACAACAGAATAAAAAAAAAAGGTCTCACGGGACCTTTTTTTTTTATTGTTAATATATTATTGCTCTTATAAATTCTTCTGATAATGAAGGTTTGTGAATCACAATTGTTTTACCTTGATTTTTTTCAATCAATTTATCTAAGGTTATTTTAAATGTGGTCATTATCAAACTACGCCCATTAACGTTTATTCCAATTTCATCAGTGTATTTAATTTTAGTTTCTTTCGGTTTTGTTAAATCATTACCACAAGTTGGACAAAATTTAAAATTAGATTTTACTTTTGTATTACATTCTTCACAATATTGTCTGATATCCTGAGATGTCTTATTTTTAGTTGTTAGTGGTTGTATCTTATACAATATTTGATGAGAAGTGTAAGAATTAAATTCCTCATATGAATTTTGGAAATTTTGGTCAGATTCTCCACCTTTTTCAACTCTACCTGTTTCGATTGATTTTTTACTACGAGTACGAGGTACACTTAAATCAACTGATGATGTGTTTGTGTAATAAGCATTTGTACCACCATTAAAAGTTGCAGTATTAGTTGTAAATGTGGTTGGAGAAACATAACCACCTGTGTGATTAATGTTTGTACTAATTAAAGTATTATTCCATGGACGATATGTGTCTGAATAACCACCAACAAGGTTATTCATCTGAATAACTCTTTCATCGTAGAACTCTATCCTCACATCCCCGTTTAACGTTATTGCCGATTGATTTTCGGAAGTATTATTAACAGAGTAGGTACTGAACTGAAATTTATTATTAGTGTCTAAAAACCTCTCTAAAAAGATTCTTTCACCCGGTCTTAAAACTAAACCACTTTGAGAGATGTAATCTCCATTCAATTTAATTTTACAAAGTACTGTTTTTCTTGTTGGGTTATGAATTTCGAATTCGAAATTGTCTTGGTCTTCCATGAAGACTACGTGTCCATTGTAGATTTTTAGACGCGATTTTTTCTTTGTGATGTGAGCATTTGGTTTGCTCACCGCAGTTGTGTAATTCATTTTACTTAATTTTATAATAGTTAATGACTATGTTACTGATACCTTCGTGTCCGTGAATACTCAAAAGTCAAAATGACTCGGGACCAATAATCTAAAATCTATGAATAAATATATGTGAAAAAATTTTGCAGTGTAGTAAAAACTATTTATATTTGTAGAAAATTTATAAATTATGAAAAAATTATTTATTACTTTAGTATTACTTGTTGGAACATTAACATTTTCTCAAACTAAACCAAAAACAAAAGACATCGATAAGGATATCAATGTCTTATTAGATTCATTATCTAAAGTCTATAAAGTAAAAGTTGGTTCAGTTATTGTTGAGGATTATCCTAATTTAAGAGTCACGTCAATTGCCTATTATCAAAACGATGAATTAACCTACAAAGTTATTCAAACAGAAAAAAACCCAACAAAAAGAAATATATTTGGCAACTATTAAATAGTTTTATTACAGTTTGCGGTGACACTATATCCGGTTTTAATCTTATATGTTCCAATTGGTGAATAAACTTTAAGTCCTGATTCTCCAGAAGGTCCATTAAAATTTAAAGTTACTGGGCCTGTTTGTTGTGTATAAACAACAAATTCTTTAACACCTTGTTCACATAAACGTTTAAGGTCGTCTAATGGGTCACCAACTTCATCATTTCCTCCACCAAAACTTTTTGTTGGGTCTATTAAAAGTTGTTTAAATAATTCTTCATAACTATTGGCAGTTATTTTAATAATTTTACTACCACTAACCGATACATTATTTTTTAAATTAATAAGTGTTAATTGGTAAACATATAATGGAACCCATTTAAAATTTCTATATACATGAGCACGTGTTGTAACATATCCGGTGTCTTGAGTTATTACATTATTTTTATTAGTAACAATTAATCTATCAGGAATACTTCCGGTATCAAAAGTTATAACACCTTTACCAAATAATTTTTCATTGGTTAACACATAATCATACCTTTCTTCACCTTGTCCTGCGTTTATTTTTCTACCGGGCCATTGACAAATATTTTGGGAATCCGAATCTCTAACCTCTCCAGTTCCTTTAATATCGAAATTAACAAATTGTTCCTGTTTGTATAATTTAATTAATTCAGGATTTTTACTGTCACCTTTAGTTTTATCATATGGTGTTTTACCTAAAACAACTTGGCTAACATCCTTAGGTCCTTCAATAATTAAAGTACCGTTTTCAATTAACTCAGGAAATATTTCTTGAAAATATTGTTTAACCGAATTGGCTCTTGCCAAAGCTAAACTTCCTTTTTCTTCAAACCCTTTTGGATTTGTAACATTTGATTCTCCCGCACTAATGTTTACAATAAATTCGTTACCACCACTTTTTTTAATAAATTCTTCAATTTTAGGTTTTAACGCAACAATGGAATTTTTAACAACATCAGATTGATATTCACCAAATTTAAATTGATTTCCAATTTTTTGTTCTGGAAATACCGTATTATCAGATGATGTAGTTGTTTTAGTCACAATTGGTTGTACTGCTTGTTCTAAAGTTAAGTATTGTCTATTTGTTGCAGATTCATGAAGATTTAATATCCTATTTCTCTCATCTTCATCTATATTCCATGTTTGTTTAATCATTTCAACTATTTTATAATAAATATAACCAAAAAATTTTGTGGGTAATTAAAAAATATTTATATTTGTACAAATATTAAAACATCTACACATATGAAAAACTTAATTACCATCATTCTTTTTATTTTTATTTCAAATTTATCATTTGGTCAAATTCAAGCCGTAAAAGCGGGGAACTATTATGAATTAAATGATTTGTGGAAACGTGATTCCATATCAGTTAAACAATTAATGGATACCTACAAATTAGATATCTCTAATTTAGTTTATGTTAAATTTTTTGGCGATTTTGAATTAAGTCAAGAATTACACGATAACTACTCTTACACAACATATGTTTATGCACTAGACAAGAAAACAGGTGTTGTCACTATGGAATCAATTCCTCACGTAAATAAAATACCAAAACCTAACAAATATGTTATGGTTTATTGTTTTGATAATTATACTGACAGTAAAATTATTAATATTAAGGTATTTTAATAAAAAAAAAAAGGGTCTATTAAGACCCTTTTTTTTATTGTTGTTGTTTCATTATTTGAGGAAGTTTAATAATTAATCTTCTATTAGGTGCCGTTTGATTTTCATCTGTTACGTCAGGCCATTTTTTACCCTTAGCAAATTGGTCAGTTTCTCCAATACCTTTAGGTATAAAATTTAATTTAATTC